AGGCCTAGTAGAATTACATTATCGGTCATACGAAGACGATGGCGGAAGCGTAGGAGAAGCCCCAACCGATTTCACCTTTCTCTGTATCATCCGTTAAGAAGTAGGCTACTGGTTTCATGACTCCCATCAAGGCATAAGACCAATCAATGCCGGGAAGACAGGCGACAGGTACTGTAACGAGAAGGCCGGTTAATGCGAGGCCTGTGAAGTCGCGCCAAAAATTGTGGTCACCTACATAGTCAGGACCGAAGACCCAGTCGAGTAATTTATCGAAGACTTCGTTGTCTGGTTGATCACCATCTCCGAGATCCATGTAAGAACCGTGTCCGGCGATAATTCCGTAGTACGCGATAGGAGCGGCTAGGAGAGCCCATAGACCCGCCCCGGCTAGGTATGCACCCGGAACTAGCACAGAAGCGCTCAGGCAGCGTCTGAGCAGCCTAGATCGCAATATAGAGGGGACCGAGTTCTCGTTCATACCGCGCATGCGGTATATGGTGGCGCCAAGCAGTCCGAGGGCAGCAGCCTGCAGCACTAAGATGAATTCATTCATTTCTTCTGCCTCAGCATCCGACGCCAATCATCATCCATATCAATATTCAGCTTATCTACTTTTTCTTTAAGCCAATCTGTCTGCTCGGCCAGCTTATCCTGCCAGCCAAACGACCACATCCAGGGTGCATAGTTGTCTTCACCTGTGGCATATGGGTTATCGCGCATACGCTCACCGTTTTCGCGGGCGCGTTCTCCTTCTTCATAGTAGAATTGTTTTGTGTGTAGTTGTTCGGTCATTTTGTTATTTCCCTTGGGATGCAGCTTGCTTTTCCGTATGGTTGTAGTTTGATGGCGTCTTTGGTAGTATCGCAGGCTGCCTTAGTATCAAAGATGTCCACAATGACGACGGTGTGTGGTGGACTCATCGGCCAAAAAATAATGGTTAGTAAGTAGAGAGTAGTAAGCGGCATGGTAACTCCGTTAGAGTGGGGGATTGGAGACTGTCTGCATTACGCGCCTAGGTGTCGTCCCCAACGCGCGCAGGTTTAGGTTTGGGGGCCGGGGCCGCTTTCTTTTGGGGAGCGAGCTTGATGGCGAGGTCCGTCTTCCAGGATTCAAGGGCGGCCTTGTCGCTGGCGGCGACATCCTCTAGGGTGGTCATCGCGGATTTTAGGGAGCGCACCTCCAGGGTGAGAGCCTCGATGTAGCCGAGGAGCCACGACTGCGGCGCGGTGCCGCCCGACTCCTGGTTGTTGTAGGGATTGGCGCGCGGGGTCTTGGTGTCAAAGGCGTCGCGGCCTTCATTGAATAGATCGTCGTTAATCATGTGTCGTCTCCTGTTTGGGTTGCTTGTTCTAGGGCGGCGCGCCCTGCGTCGGTTAGCTCGAATTGGGGGTCCACGGGTACGTGTGGATGGAGTTCGTTGTGAGCCTGTCGGATTAGGCGGATGATGCCCAGGGATTGCTCGGTGGTGAAGGGTGTGATGTCGTCGCCGCATTCCGGGCAGATGCTGATGGGCAGGTCGTCGCACCAGAAGGCGCCGCATTTTTGACAGGTGTGTGGGAGGAGGCTCATAGGGTTTCCTTTTCAGTGTCGCCGCACGCCTTGCGGTAGGCCGCCTTGCGTTCTAGGCCGCGGACCCGATAGATCAGCTGGGAGATTACTTCTTGCCCGGCATGGAGAACCATGGTCCACGCGCCCACAGCAACGGCGGCCAGGAGGGAGATGAGGAGGTATTCGATAATGATGTTCATGGTGTTTCCACTCCGTTGTTGGATTTAGGGGATGTCAGTGTAAGTTCCTTTGTTTTCAATGGGTTAGGGGCGCGCGTCTCCATTCCCCCACTTTTCGGTAAGGGAAGATCTCCGGCGTGGTGCTTGCGGTGGCAGTTGGCGCATAGGATAACGCACTTAGCCACTTCCTTTATTAGCGTTTTCTTGTCAACGCGTGCCATATTAGAAATAGTATCTACTTTGGTTGCAGGGTCTCTGTGGTGAAAATCTAGTGTGTGTGGATGATCCTCTCCGCAAATAAGACAGCGGCTATTATTCTTCAGATTCATGAGCCACGCAGTTCCATTGATTCTATGGCTCTTTTTGAAAGCCCTAATCTTTTTAAGCTTGACATTCCGGTTAGTGCGGGCGCGTGGTTTGGGTCTGCCCTTTTGATAAATTCGGACGCACTTGCGACACTGGTAATTGTGACCATCTGCAGTACTTCTTTTAATCCCGAATTCTTCTATTTGTTTTGTTTCGCCACAAGTGGTGCAGGTCTTGTCTATGGAATGATCAACGCGCATTGTTCGGTGCCTTTGCGGGGGTGTCGGCGGCCTTGGCCTTGCGGCGGGCCGCGTTGTAGCAGGCCTTGCAGTAACCGCGGCGCTTGGTTTTGCCAGTAGGCAGGAGGCCTTTGATGGCGAAGGCCGTGGAGGGCTTGGTGTGGCCGCATCGGGTGCATGTTTTTAAAGTGTATTCTTTTTTCATGCGCGGTTGTTCCATTCGCTTAAGGCTTCAGGGTGCCACTTGTGGTCTGGGCCGGGGTATCCGCCTGTGCGTACGTCAGGGGCTCGGGCGCCACAGGTGCCACATTGCGCGTAGCCCCACTTGCCCGCGACGGCGGTGTCGAGTTCGTAGGTGATGTGGTCGGCGCCACAGAAGGGACATGGTTTGGTGGGTGTTTGATTTTTCATTTTTGGATTATAGCATGAATGGGGGGTCATGTCAATAGTTGCTCATTGGTGAGCATGTGACTCAGACTGACAGGGTCAGTCGCCGTTTCTTTGGGTGGGGGTCGGCCATCGGTGGGTGGCGGCCAGCGGCCCCAGGAATCAGGGAAAAGAACAAAACGTGAACGCCTTAGGCAAAAGAAAAACCGCACCCGTAGGTGCGGTTCATCTCAGTTAGCGGTTAGGACAATTTGATAACAGTAGCGGAGGTGGTCTTAGCTTTCACTTCGCTAGCCGGGATAAAATTTCCCGTCAGCTTGCCGAAGGTATGGCCGAAAACCGGGACGCTGTTCTCAGGGGCATTGTCCTGGATGGCAGGATGTGCGGCAAGCATTGTCTCAACAGCTTCCTTATGCACTTTCGCCTGTTTGTTGCACGCTTTCATTGCGTCATACTCTACCTGGATTTCAACGGGGAGATCCGTGTTATCGAATTCCATCCATGTGGCGAGTAAATACGTGCGTTTAGCTTTTGCCATGTCTTAGGTTCCTATTCAGTTTTAAAAGATCCCCGGAGCCGCCGGGCCGGTCGTTTTTTTGATCGTTCATAATCCTAGCACGGCATAATCCCAAAGGTCAAATCACGTTTTCGTGATCGTTTGTTCCCGTTTCGTTCCACTCGTGCGCGCCCGGAATGTGCGCCCGCAGGTGTGTGTGTGTGTGTGTGTGTGCCTGGGCCTGGGCTTTCCCCGTGGTCGGGTGTGCGTAGCGTGCGCTATGCGGGTGTGTAAGGGGCATAAGGATGGACTCACAGGAAAACACATCGGCCTTCAAAACACACTCCCACGCGCCCGCGACCCCCGGAACAAACCGGGAACAAACCGGGAACAAACCGGGAACAAACCCTTGTCAAGTAACGATTGTTCACAATATTGTGATCGCCGATCACGGTTTCGTGATTGGACATTTCCGCTGGGTGTGGTATTCTCGGAATTCGATTGGATTTTGGCAATACGCCCTCTAGCGAGACACGTCGCACTAAGGGGTACGCCCTACCGTTCCAAGCAAGCAACCCTGACATCTCAGGGTAGACTTGAGCCAATCGCCGCAGCCTCATGCAGCACTGTATTCCCACCACATCAGGGAAGTCCCTAACGGGGCAAAGCCCAGTGCTTCCAGTACCTTCACCGCTAAGCGGACCGGAGAGACCGAGAGCCTTGAGCCACCGTCAGCCAGCGATGACTGACACCGGCTCGGATGCAAGAGAACCTAACGCCCCACCGGGCATAATGGCAAGGTTCCTGGACAATACCCAATAGGGCACGTACCAACCCGATTATCACACTTGATGGCAGCATACTGCGAGAGCGGTGGAATTGAATGCGCTGAAGAACTGAGGGACTATCCTCCCACAATCAGCAACAGCGCGCTAGACACTCCGGCCTGAGGACGTGATCAGAGGGAGCCTAGCTAGAGGTTATAACCTAGCGTGAGGGCAAGCAACCGACCCGGTTAGTCATACACTCCACATCCAAACAGCGATAGCGTGCGGATAAAGTGGGGGATGGAGACTATCCATTGCCGCCCAAGAAAAACAATATAGGGTTCCCTATTCACGAAACCTACCACTAGCCGCGCCAACAATTCAGGCCGAGCGAGTATCCATACCAAACAGTAGGAGCTAACCACTCCGTGTTCAGTTGGTTACTGTAACTGGGGTACTTTCTCGGCCTGAATTGTAGCGTGGCCCTTTATTCATTACGCGCCCACCGTCCCATATTACGGGACACAACCTCCCGAAAGGAGAACCACTATGCCATCTGAGACACACGAAGAGTTTAAGACGCGCTTGACTCTCGAAGGTAAGCTCGCTGAACCTGAGAAGCACGTCACTTGCCTCTCTTGCGCCAGTAAGCACTCGTCGTACCTTAAGGACTGGGCTACCTGCCAGAACCCTGAGTGCCGACGCTCTATCATCCACTAAACCCGCGCCCATTAAGCCGGGACTGCACATCCCGCATTTATCCATTTAATCCACCCTCTAATTAAGGAGACACGCGATGAAGATCAAGACCTCTAAGACTGTGACCCTGTGTAAGCTGGAGATTGAGGCTGCCATAGGTGATTGGTTTGACGATAAGAAATTCAGTGGTGACTATGGTAATCTATCGCGTAGAGATTACGTCAGCTCCATCGTGTGGCACACTGACCGTGATTTTCCCACTGTTACCCTTGACATACGGGAGGACACTAAAGATGAACCACGATAGACTGATGCGCCTCATCAGACGTAAGGCAAATGAACCATCTCGCTCTCGCAAGAGGGCAGCCAAGTTCCTGAAGGGTGACACACACGCCCGCCACACTCACCGTAAGAAGGACAAGGCAGTCCGCCTTGGATTATGCAAATGAAACAGTTAAGAACAGAGACTTGCAATCACATCCAACCTCGTATTCAAATAGAGCGTCAGGCCTACAACGTGCCGGTGCGCTCTAAGCGTAGCATTTGGGCTGACCTGTTCTCCCAAATGGATGTCGGGGATAGCTTCCTAATTACACCCCGTATGATGTCAGCACAATCAATTACTAATGCTAAGATTACTAGCGTTAGGAGTGCAGCTAAACGCTTAGGTATGAAGATCACCTGCCGCACCATTGATGAAGATTGTATGCGTGTCTGGCGTATTAAATGATGAAACTCAAACCTATAGGTATCTTCAGTGTCCTTGCATTCTGGGCACTGCTGATTCTCTGTGTCTACTATCCATCCTTCACAATCATAGTGATTGGCTGCCTTTTTATTGCTATGGTCAGTGTTGCCGTCTATTTTCTTACAACGTACGAGTAGCCGCCACTATCAGCACACGCTGAGGTATGGTGCAGCTACAGGGAGAGGGTGAGTACAGTCCAACCGTATTCATGCAGCCCTCTCCCGTCCAATCAAGGAGCCATCACTATGTCTAAATGGACTGTCGAGTATACCTATGCCGGTAAGTCACACCGCTGTGTCATATTGGCACGCTCAGCTTCTCATGCCCGTGAACTGCACGGTACTGCATGGGGTGAGCGCATCACCCACATCTGGCCCACCAATGAGTTCGGAGGACACCGCTAATGTCATTCCTAATCAATGAGATGGAACGCCACTGCATGGGGGCACTGACATACAAGATGACCTGTGATGACATGATAAAGCGCGCCCTCTCTGCTCTTAAAACACATGATGCACAAATACAGATCATGTGGACTCTTATACATGAGCAGAAAGAGACCATCGATAAGCTCCGGTATAATGGAGAAACTAAGCAATGAATGAGGTACACATGCAAGTAGGAGATTTCCTGGAGCTGCTCTCCAAATACCCGCTCGATTATTGGGTGCGACTCAGATCTAATGAGTATGAGTCGGTCATCACCATCACTAGTACCCAACCAACCAACCCTAAGCGTCCCTCTCCGCTGCGTATCCGTACTAGTGGGGGAATGGAGACGCGCGCAGTTGATGAAGAAACCTAAAGGCAGACCCAATCCTATAGCCCGTGCCTTGCGGCTGTGGTTCAAGCCCAAGCGCACCGCTGTGCGTAAGGGTAAACGCTCGTACTCCCGGAAACCCAAGCATAAGAAGGATCATGATGCACAATAAAAATCCCTCAGTACCTGCTCTCATCGTAGTCACTATTGTGTGGCTATTACTCGCAATCATAGGAGGCTTCTAATGGCCGACCATATGGTGTTTAATTCGCACTACCAACGACACATGCCCTACACCGCCGCTGAGTATACCTACCTGCTGTCAGGTGGCACTATCAAATACAATGATGGTACTGACCAGATTATTCACCACTTCAGGTTAATGCAGAGTAGTGGTGATCTTGCTGAATATATTATGGAGGTTGGCCTGTCTAACCTCGTCCCTTATGTCGAGGAAGTAATCGACACACCCACTGATGTTGCAATAGTCTTGGAGGACTAACCCATGCCCACAACACCGCCCAATAACCTCCCTTCTTTCCTTGCCACTCATGGCCCCCACATTAGGGATATCAATGCTATGTGGGCACGCAGCCGCAGCACATGGCGCACACAGGTCACTGACCGTATGTCTCTGATGATGTCTGACATGCGTTTTGGTCCTAGCCGCCCAAGCATTGAGCATTATCGCCTGAGGTCCAGTGAAGAAGTATATACTAAGCTGCTTCGGCTCTTCAGTGTGTACTATGTAAATGATCCTGTTACCCGTACTAATGCTCATGACTTCTTTGAGGTATGTTCAGAGTGTGGTACATGGGTGTTTCAGAACACTGCTGAACATGTGTACTCTGATGATGTGGTGTGCCCTGCTTGCTTGGAGGAATACTATGTGTATAGTGAGGATCGTGATGCTTACGTGCATCAGTTTGATGATCCCGATGCAGAGGTTGAAGAGGAGGTTATGCGGTATAATGCTGACCCTCTTGATTACCTGTCCTTCCTTCACACCGCAGCGGAGGCTAAACGGGCTGGACGTGATAGTCCCAAGCCGCTAGTGTACCTTGGCATTGAGCTAGAGGTTGAGCGTGATAGCCGGGCTGATAGGACTATCAATCGTGATGTCACTGCAGCAGTAGAGGGCATCGCTATCTGCAAGCATGATGGCTCCCTTGACAACGGCTTCGAGGTTGTCTCTGCTCCTATGACCCTAGCCTACCACTATGGGGGTGCTGATGGTAAATGCCCATGGGATAAGTTCTTCAATGGCCCGGCCAAGAAGCTGAAGTCATGGCTTACTGACACCTGTGGTATTCATGTCCACATTAGCCGCAATGCCCTCTCTCCGATGCAGCTTGGCAAGATGATGGTGTTCATTAACTCTGATATTAATCAGCGGTTTATTGAACGTATTGCGGGGCGCACCCTTAACAACTGGTGCGAACCAAGTAGTAATACCACGGTGCAAGATGTGCTGAAGGGATCACAGCAGGGTAAGTATGTAGCCCTCAACCTCAACAACGAGAGGACGGTGGAGCTGCGCATCTTCCGTGGCAATACCAAGAAGGCAGGCTTCTTCCGTTGCCTTGACTTCGCTGCTGCCTTGGTTGAGTTCACCCGTACTACCAGCCTCATCAACCTGAAGGCAAGTGACTTCATCACCTGGATGAGTGAGCAGCGCCACGCCTACCCACACCTTGCTACGTGGTTGGTACAGATTGAATTGATGGGTGCTGACAAGCACCGTATCAACCCGGCCATGATGTCTGACATACGCATGAGCCATGAAGCTCCCGCTACATCTGCAATAATCACCGTAACCGCATAAGGAGACACATATGTGTTTAATAATTGAGAAACCTGAAGGTGAGCTAGTTGATCCGCTGTTAGTGGAAGCTGCTTACCAGAACAACGCTGATGGCTTCGGTGTTATGATGCCTACCGCTAATGGTGGCATCCATGTACACCGGGTGATGCCAGAGAGTGCTGCTGATTGTCAGAAGGTCATTGACAAGTACGGTAAACGTGCAATGGGCATCCACTTTCGTATGGCTACACATGGTGACATCAATAAGTCACAGTGCCACCCCTTCCCTATCCTCACACCCAAGAAACATGGTCGTGCCATGTACTTGATGCATAATGGCATCCTCTCTAATGCCAGCCGCTTTGATGATGCCAAGTCAGACACCTGGCACTTCATTGAGTATGTGCTGCGACCTATCCTTGCGGACTACCCCGGCCTCATCTATGATCGTGACTTCCAGGATATGCTATCCGATATGATACACTCGGACAAGTTGTTGATCCTTGATGGTGAGACAGGTGAGTTTGTCAAGATCAATGAGGTCAATGGTACTCAAGCTGATGGCTTGTGGTTGTCCAACACGTATAGCTTGCGCCGTAATAAAGGCATGAACTATGACCCGGTCACCGGAACTATCATCACCCCAAAAGCACTACCCCGCACTACCTACGGTGGATACGTAAAGCCTGCCGTGCCTTTGCGGGATGATCCAATGATGGGTACTTATGAAGATGACTACTGGTACAGCAAGACAGGCTACTACTCTCGAAGTTCTGGTAGGTGGATAACAGCAGAGGAGATTGCTGATGATCGTGCCCTGTTGGAGGCCAATAAACTAGAGGCTGAGGCTCTTGCCTTGGAGAAAGAGGATGAACTTGACATCATTGATGTTGATCCTACTCCATGGATTAACACACCACCTGCAGCCAAGCGCTTGCTTGCCCTTGTTGACCGCAAACCACAGGAAGATAAGAAAGTGGAGGCTGACATCAACGACGAGTATGATAATGATGCCAATGGTAAGGTCATTGAGCTAGGCAATACCAACTGGGCACAAGAGCAGGAGGAGTCAGCCTATGCTATGGATCCCTCTTATGCGGGCAATCAGATCACCACTGAACAGATCATGTATGCTACTGACCTTGAGATCTTTCAATGGACAACCTCTAACCCAGATGGGATGGCTGAATTGCTCATCTCATTAGTACGATGACAGTGACACCGCAAGACCTCAAGAAGATAGTGTCCCGTATCAAGGATGCGGTAGCTGCCATTGATGCATCGGTAATCAAAGACCTAAGCACCGCTGAGAGGATAGCATACTATCGTATCCAAACTGCCCTCACTCACGGTGTATTGCAAGCAACAGATCTAGCCCGCCCTTATGTATTCACCACTGTCCCTACCAAGGCACTCGCTTTTCCTTGGACTACGACCTATTCAACCATGATGCAATGGGTTGTGTCTGCTGCCAATGGTGCAGCAGTAGCGTACGGACTGAGTGAGTATGAAGCCTGGCATTTAATCCACGCTGCCCACGAAGGAAACAGACCATGCTCCTTACCCTCATAAACGGTATGTTCTACGATAAAGAACTGCAACTTGTAAACCTAGACCGCCATCATGTCATGCTGCATGATGTGACCTTCTCAATAACTAACCTCACTAAGTATCGTAGCCTCCGCTCAATAAATTATGATAGTGATATGCAGGCAACTGTGCCTACTATCCAAGGCATGTGGATGGGTGAAGCAGGGGGCCACTTTATATCCGATTATACTTTAGCTATGTCTATGCCTAATCTTGAAGCTCAACGTAAGAAGGGTGCTTACTTAACGGATAGCGTTAGCTTCTACCATACAAGAGGCATCGGTTTCTTCACATTAGACACCACTACACATCCTCTCTTGGCTGCTAAAAAGCTGATACTTACAGGTAAGCCACCTCCATACTCTGAGAACCCTGCTTATAATTACCGACCGCACCATGTTATTAAGCCAACCTTCGCCAACGCCCTATCCCTTGAACAAGGAACAACCTAATGTTTACCCTTATCCCCGCCCTTAAAAACCAATACTCTCTTGATAGCTTGCGCATCTATCAGGGTGACTATACCGCAAGGCGGCCAGGTAGAGCCGTCACCTACATTGAAAGAGCACACTCTATTTACCTTAAGGATGTACGGTGTGTCTTTAATGAGAGAATAGAACGCCCTGTATTTACAGCGGATGAGTTTATTAATGAAGATGATTTCGCAACAGCACAGCATGTCCTCCCTGCTGCTGAGGCAGAGCGCACACCCTTTGAGCTGCTTGCTCGCAAGCTCAACAACAGGTCAACTACTGTCTTCCAAATGTACCCTCACCTCGCCAAGAAAATCACACCCTCTGCCTTACTGCAGCCTGATGTGATAACTTTACGCCGCTTTACCTTACAACTAAACGTCAGTAGGTGGGGCAACTCTGATACATTTGTAACTATGTACCCGACACGCCGCTGCTATGGTGAAAATCAGTCAGCTCTAACCGGCGCCGAGTATATGTCAATTGAAATCAATTGGAGTCGGTTAAGCTGCACACCCATCAACCCCACCTTCTTCAGTACACCGATAAATCCCGATTGATCCCGATTGTCCCGAAGAATTGGATTTCCACCCCTCTAACCTGCTAACCCATTGATATAATCCACAACCCTTTGTTATATATAGTATATTATATAAATATAATATATATAAGACTACGTATACGTAAGAGAGAGGGAGCGGGGTGTCCCAACCCTTCGGTGAATCGGTGTTTTGCCGGGATGTATCGGTATCGAGATCGTTCCACTTCCGCAACAATAGGAGACTGCCATGACTGCCCGTCGTCACGCTGCCTTTCGTATCATACCTTACAATCCACGCTCCCAATCCGCCAAGACCTTAGCCGAAGCTCTTGAATGTCATCGCCTATCAGGTACTGGCTCCTGGGCAATGTGCGATAGCCGCCTCGACGTTCAGGTTATTAACTGGGGTCTTGGTCGCCAAGAGATAGACCGTAACACTAACTATGGCAGCCGCATAGTATTTGATCATTGCATCAACCACCCTAATTCTGTAGACCTTGCCGTCAACAAACTCAAGGCCTTTGAAGTCTTCCTCCGCAATGAACTACCTACTCCACGCTGGACACCTTCCCGTAATATAGCCCTTAGCTGGCTAGACAGAGGCTTCAGTGTGGTGGTACGCTCCCGTCTATGTGGACATAGTGGTCAAGGCATTGAGTTAATTAAAGATAACACGGAGGAGTTACCTTTCGCACCACTCTACACCCGTTACATCAACAAGCAAGCCGAATACCGTGTCCATGTGTATAATGGGCAGGTCATTGACTTCCAACAGAAGCGCCGCCGCCAGGCACACCACAACCCTAACTGGCAAATCCGTAGCCACATCAATGGGTGGAACTACACACGTACCTTTAATCCTATCCTCACCTCAGATGAAACTAACCGTATTAAGCTCGCTGGTATAGCAGCAGTCAGAACATTAGGTCTTACCTTCGGAGCTGTTGACATCGTAACATCAGGCAGCAATTCACCTTATATCCTCGAAGTCAATACTGCACCAGGCCTGGAAGGGCGCACCCTACTGGCCTACCTCAAGGCCATCACTGAAAAATACAGGGCGGGTTATGCAACCAGCACTCAAGAAACCCCTTACTTTCAAGAACTTAACGCTCGCATCACCAACATGGAGGCATCACTAAATGACCTACAACCCCTCGACGTACCGACTGACGCAACATCCTGACATACTCCAAATATTGGAGACAGCCTTGACCTCACCGCTATTTCTACCAACAGAAACTAAGGGACTAGCGCAGAGCTGGTCATTTAAGTTAGACCGTTACCGTAAGGCCCACGAACTACAGTCAAAGGACTGGCCTAATGCCACCACCTTCGACACCATTAAGTATTCATGGCTCAACTTTCACGTGAAGTTCCATGACGACCTCGACACATGGGGATTAGAGATCAGAGAGGTAGACACCATCCCTCTCCCCGGCATACTGAACGCCGACACCCTCCAACCAGTAGGAGACACCGACGATGAACAAACATAAGAAGCGGAGCATCCTTGACGCCCTGCCTTACAAGGCACTCGAAGTAGATCGTGACCAGAACCTGTCCTACTTCCTGTGCGCCGCCCTTGGCCGCCCCATCTACTACCGTTGCCGTCGCCCACACTATGCCTCCTCCGGTGTGCGTGGCTGGCGTCAAGAGATAGAACGTATGAGCCTCAAGGACATCTTCAGGGTCATGCGCCTTGGCCGCCGTGTTATCTTTATGCGTCACACCTATGCTACACCCCTCACCACGAGCGTTCTGCTCGACCGCATTGGCTCCATCTTTTCCCTCGCCAGTGACATCCCCAACCAGCAAACAAGCATCCCTCAACCCAACCCCAGCCTCAGATATAGGGGCATTGAGACGTCAGGCGACACGCTTGCTCAAATGATCAGAGATACTGAACAAGCACAGCACTATATATCAACAATGACAGAGCCTTATACCTGGTTCGACGACGAACCTAGTGATGCTACTGAACAATGGACAACAAGATACCGTAATACTACTATTTCAATGAATCCGGCAATGACCTTTGACACAGCAGCGGAGGAACCAAGCGATGATTGACAAACTTAGCAATGAGGTGTATCATGCTGATACTTTAGTTGCAATTGAGAACCTCAACGTTCACATCCTAGCCGAACTAGAGGCCGGGCGCACCATTGAGGCACTGATCACTAGCCTATTTGAGAAGGCATCGCGTCTACTGCTGGCAGAGTATGGCCCATACAACAGTGTAGCCACGCTCGCCGATGCCCTTGCTACCTTCGCCCGCAACGCTCCCGTCATGGAGCAGATGATGGGCCTCGACAACGACAACACACCCATGAACTAGGAGAACACCAATGAAACCATACCATGTTGTGATTGATCGCCTCGCTAAAGAGAAGTTAAATAAATATTTAAGAGGTGCTAATGATACACGAGTAGATGGTGTAGCGTTAGTGGCCTGGCTATATAGTACAACCTGTGACAAGGTACACCTTGATGTTGATCAAGTTTTTAACACGCTACTCTATGCCCAACAACAACAGTACGGAGGTACGCGATGACTAAGAAGAAAGAAGTAACACCTGAAGAGCAGGCAGCCATCGACCAGTATGTCGAAGCCGTCGATCTATTCCAGCGTGACCCCGCTGACCTGGTGGAAGATCCTGCTGCCATCGTTAAGATTGTGCAGTACCTACGGGACACGCGCGCCAACGTGGCCGCCGCCGAGAAGGCAGGTAAGCGCATCACTAAGAAGTCAGCCACCACACCCACCACTGGCGACGACGTGCCAGTCAACCCACTCGACGCCCTCGCAACATAAAGAACCAGCATCATGGAACTCTCACCATTCGTCCTGTACCTCATACTACAACTCGATACCATTCGCACCGGCCTTGACATGGCCCTATTTGCGTTGATAACTGCCACTTTTATGTTTACTATGGCTACCAGTATCCAAGCTGAAAAGTTTAAGTCTGAATTCATCATTAAGTTTTTACCTTATATATTAATCTGTGGCCTGGGAGCAATGCTCCTGCCCTCTACCAAATCCGCGCTTACCATCTGGGCTGTGCCTACTGTCCTTGCCAACGAACAGGTACAAGCACTCCCCGACAACTTAGTCAAGGCACTCAACACTTACCTCACTGACCTCGCAGAATAGGAGACACACCATGTCCGACCTCAAGTACCGCACCGACTTTCATCTTATCAACACCGTTAGCTATTGCAAACGCAAAGCCAACACCTTTCAACAGCGAGCCAAGGCAGCGCAAGATGTCCTCGACTCACGCTACAACAAACTTGAAGCCTTCAGCACAGCTGTACCTATTCAAAGTACCTATGATGCACGCTGGAGATTCATGGATCAGAATGACACACCCTTCTGGCATGCCTCATTTGATAGCCAGGCCAACGCCCTCTATTCCCGTGATCAATACGTCAGCAACCTCACTAATGCTGCAAACCAGGGGTGTTGCAATGGCTAACACAGCATGGCGCTGCTTCCACGGACAGGACGGTAAGGATAACATGGGCTGGCACTTTCAGTTCATGCGCTTTGCTATCCAATACAACAGGCAGCCCGCCTACAAATCCATCAGCTTCGAGTGGGGTGGCCCCACCTACCGCCTCATGTCCAAACACAAAAGCCCTGCAGAGTGGGGGAATGGAGACGCGGATGCCTGAACAAGAGAAACGTTGGAAGGTGGTGGCTACCTACACCAATGCCATCGACACCTTCTACATCAACGAGCTGTATCAACTAGACCGGCGCATAGAGGACGGCCCATCATGGGACACACTCGAAGGTATCACCATCACCTACAGATACTTTGATCCCGACGCTGAGTTCTACAGAGAGGAGGACGCCTGATGACCAGCCTGAATGACATGGCCGACCGCCTGTTTGAAGCAACCGAAGAACTGAAACGCCTTCGCTCTCTTGTTGTCCAGTATCACAAGGACTACCAGCACATGGTCAGCCGCCGCCACGAGGCAGAGGTAGAGCTGCGTGAAGTAAAGGCCAAGTACGCTTCAAGTATAGAGGAGATAGCTGAACTAAACTACGCCGCCGACAACAGTAAAGCCCCGTCTCCTTTCCCCCACTCTTCGGAGGATTGATGTTAGATCTACTGTCAGTCATAGCCTTTGCCATAGGTACAGTGCCTATCCTGGCTGTGGTGTTCGGAATATTGTGGCCCCTCAAGAGGGGGGTCGATAGGATGTTAGACAAATTTGAAAAAGAGGAGAAGCTCAGATGAATATGGTGTTCTTAGTTTTGTGGTTGGCCCTGCCTTACAACGGCACAGGCACTTTGAGTTTTCAGTTTGATAGTATGGAACAGTGTAAAGCTAACGCCGAGAGGATAGTACCTGCCTTTCAAGACGGAGAATTTTTCAAGGTAACTCGATGGGAGTGTAAGCAGCAATGACATCAGATGCAACAGAAACCCTTAACTTCAAATCACTAGACCCTCTGCTCACCTATGATAAGAAGAAGGATGGGGTGTGGATATGTGACCCAATCAATGGGGAAGGGCAGGTATACATACCTCGCAAAATTGTAATTGAAATGCTATCAGTATTAGCGGAGGAAGGTAATGATTGACAAACCAACCCTGGTATACAGCAGAGAGGCGAAGCCCACCCTAGCCGAGCTTAACGTCACCCTCCAAGAGGCCGTGGTTAAGCTTGAGAAACAGTGGGCCGCCTTCCAGCAAACCATAACGAAAGGACAAGACAATGACACACCCACTTAGCGGGAAGTTGCGAGGGGAAACAATCAACTGCTCTTGCCATGCTTATGGAGCGTCAGAGTGTGGCTGCGATAGTAATTGGCCCGAACACTTCTGCAACGAAGCCGCCGATGAACTGGACCTCATGCAGGATACCTTAGTAGAGGCCATAACCGCATACAAAGGGTCAAGGAACCTAGCCCTTGAGGAAGCGGCGAAGGTGGCAGTCAATCATGGAAGAAACGGGTTAGCCCAAGCAATCCGCGCATTGAAGGAGACGGACCAATGACCAACCTATTAAAACTTGCCGAGCGTGTTGAGGCTGGTGAATGTATAACCAATGGTGATTTATATGAAGCTATTTGGGATAAGAAAAGAGTGATGAAGGATGGCCCGCCCGTTAATTCGACACAGATGAAAGGTGACAGTAATGCATAGATGGCCCTTGAAGTTTCTTCTTTTGTTTTTAGGCGTTTTCACGGGGGGTTTGTTTGTCGCCACGACCCTGATGTTCACTGCAATGGCGTTGCCATCGGATCAATGGCCCTTCTTCGGGGTGCTACTTTTTATTCAGGCTGTCGTCACATCATTGGCCCTAGAAGCCGTTGGTAGAATGGGGCGTGAACGCGACTCCGAGATAAAGGAACAGGAGCATGACTGAACATATTAATGCAGAAAATTTAGTGCTTGTCATTGAAGAGTGTTCAGAAGTTATTAAGGTAGCCACAAAGATCATACGCTTTGGGGTAGACCACGCTAACCCTCAGCACGATGTGCCTAATCGTACCTTGTTGATGCAAGAGGTGGGTGATTTGTTCGCAACGATAGAACGCTTACAGTTAGACCCTGATGTGGTAGGTGCAGCTTGGGGTGATAAACATGAACGCCTTAAAATTTATGGGCCGGAAGGATCTTTATATGATAGATTGGATGGTGAACAATGACTGACATAACATTAGGTGACCACACGTTTGCAAAGTTTGTGGATGACAAGCAGATTGTATGGGATGCCTCAAGCCTTGCGTCCTTCGGTGCATGTCCACGCATGTACCAACTTAACAACATTCAGGGGTGGAAGCGAGAGACAGAGGGCGCAGCCACTGCCTTCGGTAAGGCCGTTCATTATGGACTTGAGGTGTTAGATACGGCGCGCTTCTATAAGAAGGATAAGGCTACCGCCACTAAGGAGGCTGTCATCGCTGTGCTTGATGACTATGGGGAGAAGATGGCCTCCTCTACGGACAACGCGCGTGACCTTGAGGCTGCGCTGCGGGCCGTGGTATGGCAAGCGGAGGATCATTGGGACGACAACATGAGGGTCGCTGCCATGCCTGACGAGACACCCGCCTGTGAGGTACGCTTCGAGTGTCCCTTCCCAGGCACTGACTACCGTTTCAGTGGGCGCATTGATAAGATCGCTAAGCTCGACGGTGAGCTATACATCGTAGACTTCAAGACAACCAAGTCAGGACTTAACGACTACTATTTCGCAAGGTACAGTCCCAACACACAGATCTATGCTTACCTATGGGCAACGCGCAACATACTGAAGCTCCCGGTGCGGGGCTTCGTGGTCGATGGTATCCAAACAGGCGTGAACTTCACGCGGTTCGGGCGAGCCGTGTTTAACGTCTCGGATACCCAGCTCGCTGAGTGGGAGAGGGACACTCGCTTAGCTCTTGAGCAGGCCACGAAGTATTATGACGAGGGCTACTACCCTCAAAACTTCGGCGCGTGTGGCAACTACGGGGGCTGCGACTACAGAACAGTATGCTCCCGTGCCCCGGAACACCGGGAGACATGGCTCGCCGCTGACTTCGTTAAGAAACCATATGGCACAAGAGAGACAACTAAATGACAGAGATCATTGACATCTCGGAGACTATCAACGCCCGGATGAAGGGCCAACAGGACGACGCTGCCCGTGATAGGATAGCTACGCGCTTGGATGAGATGAAGGACAATGAGTGGTCACCACGTGAGGCACTTACCACTGTGATTGAGATGATTGACCTTGGTGATATTGATCCTACTAACATGGCCGTGATCTTCACTGAGGATGAAGAAGATGACGATGAGGTAATAGCAAAGCTTAATTACTTTGTCTCACGTACTAACAAGTGTGATGTTCTAGCTATGGTGACATCTTTACATCAACAGATTTTACATAACTGGTTTTAAACAAAGGAGAAGTACTATGAAGAAACTATTAGCTATACTGGCGATGGCATTTACGTTAGGTGTAACCGCTGCGTGCGAGAATGATGCGCGAGTAGCATCAGAAAATCTATCTAAGGCTGCAGATATGTTTGAGATTGACCGGCGTGTTATTTTTTACAATGGCATTACTGATACCTACATTCTTACCATTGAGGGCCGCTGTTCTATTGATGGTGGCCGGGGTGAACAGCTTGCCGTTACATGTAAGACTGGGCCTACTGGATATAAGAAACATTTTCTTGGGCTCTCAGATAACGTAACGTTCTTTGCTGAACAGCTTGACTCCGCTGATGTAAGTGTGTACCACTATCGTGTGATCTTTAAACCACAGGTTATTATCCCTGATGTAGATGTACGAGGCAGCCTTAATGGGTAATGAACTCGACGCAGTATTTGTATACGGTACGCTCAAGATGGGTGGCCCACTACACCATCACCTTAACACAAGCGAGCTGATACACGTTAGCACCACGAACAATCCGCGCTGGCATATGCGATCACTCGGTGCCTTCCCTGCCATGACTCCGGGCAATGGGTATGTGCGGGGGCAGGTCTACGCTGTAGATACTAAAACACTGCAGCTCCTTGATTGGGTGGAAGGATCACCTAACTTCTTTAAGCGTGAACGTATCGATCTGATTGACTGGCCCTCGCCGGTGTGGGCCTACATCTACCATGACCACATCCCTCCCACGCCGGAAGATGCTGACAAAATTTTCACATGGAACCTACTTGACAACAACGTGCAAGTAGTGTAAGATACAACTTCAAACGCATCATAGAGGAGGACTCTTATGCCAAGCTTTAATCAACACGCCTCGAACTCGCGCACCAAGATCATGGTGACGGGGGATTCAGGTTCCGGCAAGACCGGACTACTCTCCACCCTAGCTAACAACGGTTACAATCTCCGCATCCTAGACTTTGATGACGGCCTCGACATCCTCAATAGTTTCCTTGATGAGGAAGGGAAGAAGCGTGTCCACTATGCCACGCTGCGTGACACCATGACCAAAGCAACAGCCTATGCTGGCGCCGTCAAGCTCATTGAGAACTGGAAGACAGATGATGAAGACTTCGGGCCCGTTAAAGATTGGACTGACAAGGATGTACTTGTCGTCGATAGCCTCACCTTCCTTGCCGCAAGTGCCATGCGCTATGTACTTGGCCGAGAAGGAAAGAAGTTTACGGATCAGCCTGCCATTCAACATTGGGGCGAGGCCGGTCGCAATGTGGAAGGTCTTATACAGTACCTGACCTCCGACGATATCAAATGTAACCTGGTTGTGAACACTCACGTCCAGTACTACGACGACCCTATGGGAGGCCGGAAGGCATATCCCGTAGCACTCGGTACCAAGCTGCCAACAGTCATTGGCCGTTACTTCAACTGCCTTGTTCGCATTGACGTCAAGCCCTCGAAGACAGGGGGAACGCGTATCTTACGCACAGTCAGCGACTTCAAGATGGACCTGAAGAACACAGCGCCTCACTTGATTGAGCCTGATGCCGAGCTCGACCTCGCCGCTATCTTTAAGGCGGTGCAGAACCAAGCTAAGTCCAACAACAAAGGAGTAGCCGATGCCAAGAAAGACTAAGATCATTAACACGATTGACGGAGTAGACTTCGATGCCGATGATTATTCAGCCGACGTTTATGATCTAATCCTTCAAAGCTATGAGATCGCACAGCAAATGCCTGGTGCTAATAGCATTACCGTTGAGGTGCAAGATCTCGAAGGGGGCGTAGAAGTCCACGCCTTTACTAAAGACCAAGCTGCGGTAGAGATAGCCCCGGAAGGGATGGAACTCAAAATCGTACCTTGACACAACGAAACAAATGTGATAAGATGCTCAAACTTAACTTACTCAGAAAGGAGTAACAGCCTATGGCCGAAGATCTATCAGGTTTTCTCGACACCACACCGGGTGACACCCCGGACCCTATCCTTCTCCCCGAAGGTACGTATGGCTTTATCTTTAAGTCCTACCGTGCTGACGAGGTGGGGGAAAACCAGAACACCAAGGTGACTGTCCGTGCACAAGCTACGGATGTTATCGAGTCCGACTTGGACGAAGGTGAGCTGGCTCACGCCAAGCCTGTCCGCTTGGAATACTGGGCAACTCCGAAGGCGTTATCGCACGACAGTTCTAACATCTCTCTCAAGGCTTTCCTCCGCGTAGCGTTGGATATGTCTGCTGACGAGATGGCAGAGCTACCCTTCTCTCAGTTGCTTGAGATGTCTATCGGCCAGGCCTTTAAAGGCGTGGTCAAACATGAGATGGTTGGTAAGAACAAAGACATTCTTATCGCCAGTGTTGCGCGTGTGCTAGCCGCGTAATACCTAAGCACTAATTGCTATCGTGAACTAGGGGAGGGGCAAGCGTGCCTCTCCCTTTCTTTCGCCGGTGTAGTGTCAATGGTAAGAAGCGGCTGGTGCGTGGCAACCATGACCTCTACAAAACCAGTAAGTACTTCGAATACTTTGAGGAGATCTATGGGTCACGTCAGATCAATGGGGTGTGGCTAACTCACATACCGATGCACCCGAACAGTGTTGAGCGCGCCAAGCTTAACATACATGGGCACACCCACGCCTTCTGCCTTGATGACCCTAAGTATTTCAACGCCTCAGTAGAGGCTATCAACTACACCCCTATCTCAATAGATACAGTACTGGAGAAACTACCATGAAGATTAACTACATGTCCGACCTACACACAGAATTTGATCGCCCCTCTCTGCTTACTGAAGAGGGCTCTCCACTAACGTTGCCTGGTGGTGATGTCCTAGTACTGGCTGGAGACATAGCTGTTAAAGCTAACACAGATTTCATTATGAACCAGGCCCATAAGTATGAGGATGTCGTACTCATTGATGGTAACCATGAGTTCTATCATGGTAACGTGCAGACAACCCATACTCAAATAGCTGCGAACCTGTTGCCCACTAATGTTCATTATCTTGAAAAAGAAGTAGCTAATGTTGCTGGCACGCGCTTCTTAGGTACCACACTTTGGGGTGGCTACCACATTCCATATAGCGAACAGGCGGCTGACCGTGGCATGAATGACCACCGTATTATCTCTAATATGAATGGAAGGTTTACCGCAAATGCCGCTAAGTACCTGCATGAAAAGAATGTTGAATGGCTCAGTGATAATATTGAACCTGGAGATGTCGTTGTCACTCACCATGCGCCGAGCCGTGACTCTATTGATTTGACCAGATACGGAGATGTTCCGATCAACGGTGCATACTACGATGACCTTGAGGAACTGATCCTCGACACCAAGCCAGCCATCTGGTTCCATGGGCACGTACACCACAGCCTTGACTACATGATAGGTGACACGCGCGTCCTGTGCAACCCACGTGGCTATGTCAACTACGAGGAGAACCCTGACTTCAACATCGATGCAACAGTGGAGGTTTAACATGCCAATGCAAGTAGATAACATCAACGATGTGTGTGATTACCTTGACGCCTATAGCTATGGGGAGATGTGGGATGATAAACAACAAGCGGCCAGAGATTTAAGATATCTCAGGGCAAAGGTTGATGATATAATTTTTAAACTGGCAGATAGGTTAGACGAATGATGCGCACTGCATACAAGCTGTTTACCGAACGTAAGGATGGGACCATTGGACCACTCTTTATCAATCGCAAACAGCGCATCCCTATAGGGGTGTGGCTCCCGGCTGAGGACCACCCAACTAAAGGGTATGCCCACCGCCCCGGCTGGCACTGTGGCGCCGAGCCCATTGCTCCCCACCTAAGTAAGGAGGGTCGGGTATGGTATGAAGTGAAGATCAAGGACTATCAACACCACTACCGCCCGGCCCACCAAGGCAGTGTATGGGTGGTGGCTAACTGGATGAAAGTGGTGAGGCGCCTATGACCTACGCAGTACACAGTGCAGTCAAAGCTATCTGGCCTGTCTTCGGGACAGACGCCTGTAAGATAGCCATAGTCGGGGGCGCGCCCAGCGGCACGGATGCCATGGCTGGTGACCCATTCCAAGGCGCCCCCGGTGCGGAGCTGGCAGCCTGGATGACACGCGCGGGCTATGACCTGAGCACCTGCCTCATCACCAATGTCTTCAGCTTCAAGCCACCGCAGGATAACGTCGCCAAGTTCTACATGCAGAAGCCCGCCGCCAAGAAGATCAAGAAGGCCAGTGGTTGGGAGTCTCCATTCCCCCACTTCCCTAAGCACGGCTACCTTAAAGAGGAACACGAACATGACATCGCTAGACTCGCCGCCGAAATCAACGAAGCAAATCCCAATGTCATACTCGTTCTTGGTGGGGCGGCCCTCTGGGCTGTCACAGGCCTTTCGCCGATCAGTACTTATAGGGGCACGGCTTGCCGGAGTGTCGAGAGTATGGGTTCCCGCAAGGTTATACCAACGTACCATCCAGATGCTGTCATCAAGAACTGGTCTCTCCGACCGCTGGCTCTTATGGACATCCACAAAGCTATTGCCGAAAGCAGCAGCCCCGACCTTGTTTTCAAAGAGCGGACCATATGGACCGAGCCATTACTATCAGATCTCAGTGCATTTGAAGCACGCTACATCGAAGCTATCAAAGGGACAGCTGCGCCTCTTGCATTCGATATCGAGACCGACCGTACTGGGATCACGTGTATCGGCTTTGCACCAAGTGATAGGGAGGCCATCGTTGTACCCTTCAAAGACAAGCGCATGCCGGATTACAGTTACTGGCCCGGCCTCAGCCAAGAGATCAAGGCTTGGGCGTGGGTCAAGCATATACTAGAGGACACCTCCCTTGTTAAGCTGGCCCATAACCAGAGCTATGACGTGACGTGGCTGACGCGCTTGGGTATCAAGGTCAGCGGACCCATTGAGGATACCTACCACATACACCACGCTATGCAACCTGAGATGCCGAAGGCTCTGGGTGTCCTCAGTTCTCTATACACCAACGCACAGAGCTGGAAAGGAATGGTGAAGCATGAGCACTAATGATTGGAAACCTATATCAACAGCCCCAAAAGACAAAGCTATATTAATAGCGGGAGGTACTTTTGATTGGGATGGTAGCTGGGGAGAAGATATTCCTTGTAAGCAAGCTACCATTGTCTATTGGGATAAGATGCAAGAGGGTTGGAGAGGCGATGGAAGTGGAGGTTACGATGAATATTACTGGCATAAACCTACACATTGGATGCCCTTACCTACAGTACCAAAGGAGATATTAGATGAACACTGAACGGGTATCCTATATCACTGAGGAGATTGAGTTGATCTTCTCGGAAAAAGAATACAAGACAGTAACCTTTGCTGCCGACAACGCCAACCAAGATGTAGATGACTGGCTCAAGAATGTAATCTATGAAGCAGTGGATGCATATGATGGTGCCAATTCTCTGCTTTGGAAGGATAGCCTAGAGAAAACCATTGAGGAGGTACGCAAGGGATGAATGAAATTAAAACCCCTATTAAAACATACGGAGAGGTGACGATTATAACTGAGGATCATACTATCTCTGATGTATTGCGTTGGTTGCGCGAACAAAGTTGCGGTGATTTTGTGGAGATTAAAACAATCATTGCCTTGATGGAGGAAGAAGATGACTGAAGCATGGAGGGTGGCCGTTGTTAAGGATGGCTGGGCCCATAAGGATATCGCGCTGGTCTATACTGAGTACATGGCTAAGCGCATGACAAGGTACGCGGGTGATTGGATACAGTTGGAAGAGGGTGAGGATGTGGAGGCTTGGCCTGTCATGTTGCCGGAGATGTTGACATCTCTTAAGTTTTAGCGTATAGTACTGGGCATGAAACGCTCGTACCTATTTGATAAGCTGGAGATCCCAGAAGAACACCGTAGCATTGAACCGCAGATAAGATTGTGGAGGGCGGTGCTTGACCGACAGATGCAAGACATTGTAAGTGAGGAGGTTGGTCCCGAAGCTGAACAGAACAGGCAAGAGGCCAGGATATTCATGCGCGGCAACACCCAGGATTTCTGGGAGGTGTGTTGGCTTGCGTGCCTTGAGCCTTCACATGTGCAGTACATTGCACGAACCGTATTAGGAGAGGAGACACTCTATGACTAGCAAGGATAGGATGGAACGTTGCGCCCATGCAGCATACATGTGGGGCAAGGGAGCACATGACCAACAAGAGGGCCATGATCCGGTGCATAGCCCAACCCACTACAACGCGTTTGGTATCGAGTGCATTGATGCCATTGAAGCCAGCATGACACCAGAAGAATTCAAAGGGATGCTCAAGGGTAACGCCGAGAAATATATCTGGCGCTACAGGTACAAGGGCAAGCCACTCCAGGATTTACAGAAGGGTCGTTGGTATCTCGATAAACTGATTGAGAAGGTACAAGAGGATGGATGATGAGACGTATGATGCTGTTAGCTATACTGTCCGTGACATTATTATTATGCATCGGATGCTCAAGGATATTTATCGTCATGTAGTGAGCCTTGAACGCTTGGGTCACGAGGCCATGATGGATTGGCAGACAGACACGTCGAGGTTATTGGCGGACCTGCCGCTGTTGTCTGATGGGGAGGACATCCCGGAGGAGGACGTATGGCAGTAATACTAAACAACGCAGATGTCGGATTGGTAAGGGGCTCAGAGGAAAAACTCTGGGCCTACAATGCCTACGACTGCTGCATCACGCGCGAGTTGTACGACACCATTGAGCCCATGCTTGATGACACCCTGCGTCACACCTATGACTTCGAGCGTGGCATGATAGGCCCAGCCCTCACCATGGTGCGGCGCGGGTTGCGGGTGGACCAAGAGGTAGTGCAATCGCGTCTCCAATCCCTCACTCCTCTAAGGGCTAAGCTGATTGAACTGCTCGACACCTATGCTAATGCTATATGGGATAAGGAGCTGAACCACAATAGCCCTATCCAACTGAAGAAGTTTCTCTATGAGTGCCTCGGCCTGCCTAAGACAGTGAAGTATGACAAGGGCAAGGAAAAGATCAGCACTGACCGTGAAGCACTAGAGGGGCTGAGGAACAAGTATCCAAGGGCGCGCCCCGTTGTTGATTGCATTCTTGCATTAAGGGACATAGACAAGCAGACCAGTGTGCTTAATTCTGCAGTGTGTGAGTGGGATGGGCGTATGCGTACCAGCTACAATGTGGCCGGTACGGAAACAGGAAGGTGGTCGTCGAGTGAGTCCGCGTTCTGGAATGGCACCAACATGCAGAATATCACTGCTGATCTAAGGGAGATATTTATAGCTGATGATGGATACAAATTATTTTACGCTGATCTCGATCAGGCTGAGTCACGGGTGGTGGCGTACATCACAGGTGATGATGGATACATTAACGCTTGTGAAAGCGGGGATCTTCACACCACAGTTGTGCAGATGGTTTGGCCTTCCCTCCCCTGGACAGGTGATCCCGATGAGGATAGGAGAATCGCTGATCAACAGTACTATCTTCACTTTACATATAGAGACATGTGTAAGCGGGCAGGTCATGGAACCAACTACGGGCTACAGGCTGGTAGCCTACAACGGCAGCTCAAGATTGACCTCAAGGATGCCCATCGCTTCCAGCTCATGTACTACGGGGGTGATATCAGCTATGCCTCACTGGCTAGGTGGCACAAGCAAGACAGTGGTGGTGGGTTCGATCAGCTCATAGATGAAGGCACCACACTTGGAGTATCCCCGAAGAAGGGTGAACTCGACAAGAGGTTGGTGCGGGTGGCGGGTGCCTTCCCTGGTATTAGGGCGTGGCATAATGACGTGGCGCAGAAGATACAAACGACAGGGCAGATGACTACACCCTTGGGCAGACGCCGCCAGTTTTGGGGTAGGCTTACTGATGCCACCACCCTACGTGAAGCCATCGCTAATGAACCACAGTCAACAGTGGGTGATCTACTGAACATAGGATTGTATCGCATCTGGAATGAACTAGAACCAAGGGTGCAATTACTCGGACAAGTACATGATGCCATACTTGGACAAGCGCGCGAAGAAACATTTGACAAGGACATGCAAGACGTGTTAGACTGCATGCACAATCCCCTTGTGATTAACGGGCGTTCAATGGTTATCCCTACCTCAGCCGAGGTTGGGTATTCTTGGGGTAAGGAACCCTTAATGGAGAAGTGGTCTAATGAAAACACCTAAAATCTATGCCGGTCAACAGGACGTCATGAAAATTACAGGGTCTGATCCTCTCGGTGACAGGAAGGATTCAATGCGTCTCGCTGAGAATGTCCGGCGCTACTATCACAAACAGGGATACAACAAGGTTAAAGTATGGACTGAGTTTGTTACCGAGCCCACACACCACTGGGCTGTGCGTTCAAACATCGTATTCGTTGCGGGCTAAGTATGCCCAACCGCGTACACCCTGATTTTATACAGGCCTGCAGTGCTGCGGTCGGTGAGTCTAACATCCCTGAGATCTTCAGGCGTTGGACTGCACTGAGTGCTATTGCTGGGGCTTTGGGACGGCGGTGCTGGGTCAATCGTGGTACGTTCCACGTGCGACCTAACATGTATATCATCTTGGTTGCTCCCCCTGCTAACAACAAATCGTTAAGCCTTAACCTACCCTTCAGTAAGGTCTTTAGTGCGTTGTCAATTGAGCCGGGAACAGAGCCACATGAGAACATGATGCTACCGCAGTTTGATATGGAGTCATATCCACTGCATCAAATCTCTGGGCGTATTACAGCAGAACAGTTGACACGTGAACTCAAGACATGCCACCGTGTTGACCTGCGGATACATGATGATCCTGAAGCGAGAGACTTTGGAGGAGTATTTAATGACAGCTCAATGACGCTGATTACTGGTGAGTTCGGTGTGTTCATGAACAGGAACGACCAGCATATGCAAACTTTTATCACTGAGGTATGGAACTCAGAGAAAGAGTACTCATATCGTACAAAAAATATGGGTAAGGATCTCATCAAAGGCCCATGTCTAAACTGGATAGCTGGGTCAGTACCGGGCGAGTTTGTTGATTGCCTTCCTGAGAATGCTGCGAGTCAGGGTTTGCTATCTCGACTGCTTCCCGTCTACTACGGTGGATCGGAAACACCCATGAATAAGCTGCACTATGGTGACATTAGCTACGATGTTGTCGATGCCTTACGCCATGACCTTGCTATGATTGCACACATGCATGGAGAATTTAGATTCCACGATAGTATCCTGGCTGAGGTAGAGGCAGACATTGAAGCAGGCCTACCACCTGTGCCCACGTCTACTAACATGGCCGACTATAACAATAGGCGGGTTGGTGCTCACATTTTTAAGGTGGCAATGGCCGTAAGCGCAGCACGCTCAGATAGTAGGATTATAACCAAGAAGGATTGGGATGATGCCAAAGACTATCTATTCGAGATTGAGAAGCTAATGCCCACCGTCCTTGCCAACTTTGGTACGGGTAAGGTAGGTAAGATCGCTGTGAACCTTGAGATGTTCCTTGATGAAATCATGAAAAAGAACCCTAAGAGGTTAGGCATTCCCGTGACTATGTTTCGCCGCGAGGTTATGCGCCGTGTATCGACAGCTGCTGAAGTGGAACAGGTTGTCCGGGCCATGGTGGACTCAGGCATGATAGACTTAGAGGACAATATTGTCATCCCGAAATAAAAATAGGAGACGGCGTGCTGTCCACGGATTGAAGTGGGCAGAGACACTAGATACAAAACCCCCCTTCATCCACGAAGGTAAGGTCAAGGGGAAATTCAGGGCTGGCCTAGTGTACGAGAAGAAGGTTGCAGACTACCTTGAGATCATGTATCCTAACAGGATACGACACGGCCAATGGTTTACCTTCGAGGATGCTAAGGGCAAGGGCTGGTGTCAGACTGATGTACTTATCTTACCTGTAAAGGACGAACCACTTGTTATAGTAGAGGTAAAACTTACCCACAAACCCGGCGCCAAGCACAAACTCAAGAGCCTATACCAACCCATTGTGTGTAGCATATGGCCTGACCATAAAGTAATCCGGGTGCAGGTGTGTAAGAATTTAACTAAAGCTTTTGCCGATGAACTCATAGACGATATGGAAGATGTCTTCCACCCAGATTTTAAATCAGATTACGTCACCTGGAATTTGAGGGGCGTACCCACCTTATAGGAGTTATCAATGCACGGACCACAACTACCAATCTCCCAAGAGATTCACGCAGCGAAACACAGGGGAGAAGGGGAAAGCTTCTATGAAGCGGCCTGCCGTCAAGCAGGTGCCCTCGCTGATGATGAGGATCACCGCACTACCTTGAAGAATATGTTTCTAGAACAACGTGCTCTCTTAGCTGGGCGCGTACAAGCAGCAGTGGGTGCAGCCCGCCGGGTCACACCCTTCAATTGCTTCGTGTCCTCTACCATTCCCGACTCAATGGAGGGTATCATGGACGTAGCTAAGGAAGCAGCACAAACTATGAGAATGGGAGGCGGCATTGGTTTTGACTTCAGCACGATCAGACCGAGAGGTAGTCGTATCATATCTCTTGACAGTGAAGCGTCGGGTGCTGTCTCGTTTATGGAAATTTATGACGCTGTGTGTGGTACTGTTAGCAGTGCTGGCAATCGCCGTGGTGCCATGATGGCAGTACTCCGGGTAGATCACCCGGACATTGAGGAGTTTATACATGCTAAACAAAACAAGACACAACTCAGGAACTTCAATATCTCGGTGGGGATCACCGACGCCTTTATGGAAGCTGTTAGATCTGATAGCGATTTTGAGCTTAATTGGAACGGGCACCGCCCTTATCGTATTGTCAACGCTCGATCGTTGTTTGACCAAATAATGCGGGCGACGTGGGAGTGGGCCGAGCCTGGCGTGCTCTTCATTGATCGTATCAATGAGATGAACAACCTCCACTACATTGAGGACATCGCCGCCACCAACCCATGTGCCGAGCAACCGCTGCCACCTTGGGGTGCTTGTCTCCTTGCCAGCCTGAACCTCGTCAAGTACGTGAGTGTAGGAATGGAGACCAAGTTTAAATTTGACTGGAATAAGTTTCGGGATGACATTGCTCCATTGGTGCGCGCCGTAGATAATGTGATCGACGGAGCTATCTTCCCACTGCCTGAGCAGGAGTTAGAGGCCTTGCACAAGAGGCGGCTCGGCATTGGGGTGACGGGGCTGGCTAATGCAGGGGAGGCAGTGACCGGCGAGTCCTATGGTTCACCTAAGTTCCTGCAGTTCACAGCTAAGATCATGAAGGCGCTGCAAGTTGAGGCATACAAGGCTAGCATTGAGCTCGCCAAGGAGAAGGGCGCGTTCCCTCTGTTTGACAAGGAGAAGTATCTTGAAAGCAAATTTGTTAAGACCCTTCCGAAGGAAATCCAAGAGGACATTGGTAGACATGGCATCCGAAATAGCCACCTTCTGTCTATTGCTCCCACTGGTACTATTAGCCTGGCTGCTGATAATGTTAGCAGCGGGATTGAGCCTGTGTTTAGGCACGAGTATCAGAGGACTATCATCATGGCGGACGGTCCAGTTACCGAGACAGTCAGGGACTACGGCCTCGATAACTTCGGAGTCAAAGGAGCAACGGCGGATGAGATAAGCATTGACGATCACCTCTCTGTACTCATCACCACGCAGAAATACATTGACAGTGCAGTATCTAAGACCTGCAACGTGGGTGCTGATGTGTCGTGGGAAGACTTCCAGAATATTTATATGACTGCGTGGGAGCAAGGATGTAAGGGCTGCACCACACACCGTGACGCAGGTAGCCGTGAAGGTATCATGCAAGAGACAGAAGAAGGAGCCGCGTGCCACTATGACCCAGACACCGGAGCAAAAAGTTGTGACTAATCTATGGGACTCACGCTTCCTAGCCCTGGCTGAACACGTGGCCGGGTGGAGTAAGGATCCCTCAACTCAGGTGGGCGCTGTGATTGTCGATGAGGATAATCGTATCGTGTCCACCGGATACAACGGGTTCCCCAAAGGTATCAAGGATACCAAGGGGCGCCTGGATAATCGAGATAAGAAACTGCAGTACGTTATTCATGCAGAACACAATGCCATCTTATTTGCCAACAGATCGTTGCAAGGATGCACGTTGTATGTAACACCCATGATGCCATGTGCTAGGTGTGCCACGGTTATAGTACAATCGGGGTTGAAGCGAGTAGTTTCTACTGGCCCCTCTAAGGAAGTGCTTGATAGATGGGGCGACGACATGGAGATTGCCAAGTCCATGTTCGACGAAGCGGGCATTGAGTTCGACGAAACTTTTTAGGAGACGATCATGAAGTATACAGTACCAGAGAAATGGAAAGGCGCAGATGATAAACATCAAGAAGGTTTAGACACTGCGTATGAAACTATGTTGAAGGTCAACGAAGCTATCTATCACGACTTCGTAGCCAAGGGCGTTGACCCTGAACAGGCGGCACTCGTATTGAGTAGGGGTGTCCTAATGAATACGGTACCACATGTGGGGGGTTGACATTTGCCTCCCACTAGGGTACTATAATGAGAGTGGGGGATTGGAGACAAACCTTTTCTAGCATGAAGTTCTGACCCAGTCGTTCTAATTGCGTTAAAGGCTTCAGTCCAAGACCTTGTAAGACCAAGGCGGGCGCAGGAACCAGCCGCCCTAATCCGCTGGTACCAACCCAACGCGGCGAACCTTTGTTATATCATTGACTACTGTGTGGGGGCTTCGGCCCCCATACTTTCACCCCTCCCTTTCACCAAGACAGGCCACGCAAAGATGATTCTTGTAGATGCCTTCATACTCTTCTCACCCTTTTTAATTTTACTCTTCATACACTGGATGAACTAATGGAATTAGTACGTGCATGGGACGACGGCTGGCGAATGTTTCACGTATTCACCGGGCGCAAATATATTACCCTGCTTGACGTGGGGACACTGCGGTCTAAGCGCAAGACCATTAAGAAGTACAAGGAGATGTCACCTAAGTTAATCACCGACATACCTATCCGGCGCACCATCAACAAACTTAAGAAGCGTACCGCTGAGTGGAAGCGGCTCAACATATGGCACAGCGCAGGGCTATGTCAGCAATTCATCAAACGCTGGGAGGCACAGCTATGAAATATATTTTAGTAGACGAGGTGCAGCATGCTATTTATTTTGAGGATAAGGATGCTTTACTGGCACATTTAGAAGACATAGTTTATGATAGGTTAGACGATGCCGTAACACATGGCACTGCCTTTGAAGTCTATGAAGTTGGAAAAGCTATTAAGACAAAGGCTGACATTAATGTAGCAATAAAGATAGTGACATGAAGGTGCTGGTGTGCGGCGGGCGCGACTTCGATGACTACGAGAAAGTCAAGGACGTGCTGAGTCAGCTGTTCCCTTGGCCTACGCTTATCATTGAGGGCGGCGCTGATGGGGCTGACAATCTCGCTAACATGTGGGCGCGTTCACAGAAGATACCAGTGCAGCAGTACAAGGCTGACTGGGAGAAGCATGGTAAGGGCGCGGGTATGATACGGAACAAGCAGATGTTAGATGAGGGCAAGCCTGACTTTGTGGTTTCCTTCCCCGGCGGTCGAGGCACATGGGACATGACAAGTCGTGCCATCGAAGCTGGTATCCCTACGGAGATAGTCGAATGAGTATTGAAGCCGCGGCCAAGAACCTATACGACCTACACCGGAGGCAGGACTGGCCTGCTTTCTATAACCTTAAAGGGAACGGGAGAGACTATTGGAGAGCCCTCGCCACCACGGCTGAATGGCCGAAGCTGGAGGAGGCGGAGGTGTGGAACCCGCGGTTTGACCGGAGGCCTCCCAAAGAGTGGCTTCAGCGTGGCGCCTCCTAAGTAATCCGGCCAGCTTGCGGCCTCCAGCATAGCACCACCTAAGCAATTCGTCGGGGACTTCATCATAGTCTCCGGCGTTTAGTTTGTGGCGCAGGGTGCTGCGTTGGAGCGCACCGCTGCCGAGGTTGAAGGTGAAGGATACGAGCGCGGAGAACTGGTTGGCGTCTAAGGGAACCCTAATGTGTCGCTCTACCGCCCTCTCCGCCACGAATAAATCCTTGACCAACAGGACATCAGCCTCCTCGCGCGTGATTGTCTCCATTCCCCCACTTCGCTGTTCAGGCGTAAGCAAGTGGCCCCAACCAATTGTGTCGAGGCCAGCTGCGTCTTTGTATACGTTGAGGCGGAGGCTCTCGAACTCTTGTATCAGTTCGAGGCCAGCTTTATTGACGTTCATCGTTTGAGCATCTTGCGTGTGGTACGGTAGCCGAACAAGTAGCCGAGCACAGCCTGGATGGCTTCACCTACAAGGGAACCCCAGATGAGGGTGGCGGTCACAGCGTTGAGGCCGTTGCCGTTGTTGATGATGTCGAAGACGTAGGCGTAGGCTATGATGTTGAAGAGGATCATGAGGCTTGCTGCAGTAGTGGGACGAATAAGGCGGTTGAAGCCGTCAATCCACGCTATTCCGGTGGGTGTCTTCTCTACGTCATAGATGCCCTTGATCTGGTCACGCCACGCGCGTAGTTCCTCGACTACTGTGCCTTCACGGATTTCTTCAAGGCGGTTGTTGTGGCCTTGTGCTTGTGCTTGCATCTGCATGTTCATGATGTTGAGTTCATGCTTGCGCGCGTCAGCTTCCTTCTTCATGTTGATGAGGTCAGGTACTGCGCCCCCGACTATGCCTAGTACTGTGGAGATGAGTGCTGTAATCATTTCTTATGTCCTCACAAATTTATCAGGGTATTCAGTGTCGAGATCAGGGCCAGTAACTTTTACTTTATAGATTGGCCAGAACTCCATTTCATTTGATTCATTGATTCGGCGGTAGACTCCCTCTCGCATGATGGTAGCCGCGTGTGCGCACGCTTGTTCTTTCGAGTCAACAGTATAGGTGAAGTAGCCAGCGTGTCCTGATGGGTATGCTTTAATTTGATAACTCATTTGGAGTATTCCTTTCTGATGGAGTGGAGGCTGACCTGTTGGTGGTCGTAGACTCCGTCATTGACGTTACGTTTGATGGTGATGCCTGACCACCAGCGCTCTTGTGCGCGACCTGCCCAATCGTTAGGGTAGTCAACGTAACAACCAGCCACAAGGGCAAGTATTCTTTTACCGTCGAAGCGCATGTCCTCGGCGGTGTCATAGAGGTGTGAGTGTCCCACTGTGCAGGACATGTGTCCCTTCATGAGCATGGAGCGGGCGTGGTTGACGCCGCTGATGGGCTTGTCCATGATGCCCGCTGTGTGGTGATGGCGGTAGGCAATGCCATCAATGATTACTGGCTCACTTAAGGGATGCACTTCCCAGCCTTGGTCTTCATAACCAAGGTCACGGGTGCTGATTGTACCATCAAGCATGACACTATCGTACTTAATACAGCGATTGATGCGGTCTTCATGGTTGCCAAGGGTGAGAACTAGACGCGGAAGCTTCTTCTTGCGTCGTTTAAGGGGGGCCAGGAGACGCTCAGAGGCTTCCTGAGCAGCACTGAGATCATCTTGGTACCTGCGAGTATCGTAGCCCTTAGTGCCCTTGTCGTAAGAGCAGAGGCTATGCATATCAGCCATGTCACCGAGGTTGATGACAACATCAGGCTTGACATCGGCAATTAGTTTACCGAGCCAGTCATAGCGTTTGTTACTGAAGTCAGGATGAGCATGAGAATCAGGCACAATTAAATGGGTAGTCATAGGGGCATCTCCTAGTTAGTTCAATTGCCCACCACTATACACTAATTTCAATTACTTGTCAATCGCTGAACTTCTGGGATTGCTTGGGGTCTTCACGCGGCGGGCGTTCACCCTGTGGACTACGCGCTTCCCTCCAACTATTGCCAGTTCCTGTGACACAGGTCATTGATCCATCAGCTTTGGTGACCATGATACTGAAAGTACCTTGCTTGGATACATAAATCTCTAGCACATTACCGTTGTCTAATAGAGCTAAGACCCGTTGGTGTTCCTGATACTTCTGAACCGCGGCTTTAGCAAGGACGTCTCGATCTGGGTTGCAGACAGGGGCGGCTTGGCTAAATGCTGCGGCAGGCAGCAAGAACAGGGCGGCGGCTATTAAAAATGTTTTAACGAACATAGGCTGATCCTTCCTTGTACAGCTCGTGCGCAATAGCTCTGTGTCTCTTATCAACCTGCCCGATGCGCGCGAGATCTGGGTAGAGCCTACCAAGGACTCTCTTATTAATGTTGTCGAGGCTAGGTATGATCTTGTCTTCTGGGGCTGCGTGCAGATTGTACTCAACAATCTCCTTCACCAGCTCAGCGAATTTCTGTTGGGCCTCGAACATGTCGCCCGTACGTTTATCCATGGTGGCCTTAATATTCTGGTAGCGGTACTTCTCTAAGCGGCGCTCGTAGTTGCGCTTCTTATTCTGTGATGCCTCATTGAGGCGGGATACTGTGAACTCACGTGTACGCGCGTTGGATACCACGGTGGGTGTGAAGCCGATGACTTGAGCAGCCTTATGGTACCACTTGATGTCTTCGGGCTTGAGCAGCTGTGTGCCAGATATGGTGCGGACACCCTCTGTTGGGTACACGAAGGCCGCCTTGATACCATTACGGAGGAACGCGGGGAAGGTAGCAGCCATGGCTTCAGCCCGGCGCTCTTCGCTTAACAGTCTTACAGCACGCTGTCCACTGGTGATATAGGAACCTGCGAGGCCGAGTACGTCAGCGTTATTGCCCTGGATACCAAAAAGGGACAGTGGGATGTCGATGCCAGGAATCTGCCCCATACTGACACGCGACTGCACGTTGATGCCCATTGCATTGAATATGCCGTTCTCAATGAAGTCAGCTATGTGTGCGCCGCCTTGTACGTCTTGCATGGCTTGGCGTAGGATGAGGCCCATGTCAACATCAAGGCCTGAAACATTCCTGAGCATGAAGCGTAGGATCTTCTCGCTGTCATCAGCTCCTGGTAGGCCACGCATGCCCGCTGTGATCATGAGCATGAGCATAACACCAGCGAAAGCCTTACGACCTTCAGCACCTTGCATCATGAACATACGGCCTAAGCCTTGGAACATAGCCATTGGGTAATAGGTGAACTGGAAGATAGCACCTGACCCACCGCGATACATAGGTGGCTTGTTCTCTTTGCCAAACTGCCCGAAGGATTCGTTCACCACATACTTGGCAATGTGGAAAGCATCAGCCTCCTCAAGCCCGCGGTCTTCCAGCTCCTGCTGCCATAGATTGTCGTCCTTCATCACGAAGTCAGCACGCGCCCTCACCTTGGGGTCTTGTGCCATACGGAAGGCAGCAAGGGCAGAGGCTGTACGTGAGAGGGTCTCGAAGGTAGAGAAGGGTGCGGCCATGTACTTGACCATGAAGGAACGCCACGCCTGTGTGGCCTTAGCCTTGGTACCCATGGCAAGCTCATTGACAGAGATGCCGGACTCTTCAAGGAAGGAACCCTGCTTGGTGATGCTCTCAGCCATGGCCCTTAGAATGAATCTAAGTTCGTTGTCGTTGACCGCCATCTTGTTGGGGTCAAAGGGGATATCATCATAGACTTTCTGTGGTCCCCATACAAAGCCCTTCATTACATCTGATGTAGCCTTAGCCATGGTGGCCGCAACCTTGCCCACGCTTTTCATGCCAGAGAATTTAGAAATATTGAACATAGCGAACTGGGGCATGGACATCATCTGGAGGAAGCCAGTGGAGATGTTGCCACCTAGATACCATACGAAGCCCAGTTGTTTCATCTTTTGGTAGCCCTCTTCAGAGCCGAGGATGAAGTCATGTGTCTCAATGGCGTGTGCTCTACGCCTGGCTCCCTTCTTGCCACCGTTGTTAGCGATGAACACGTTGAGGCCCGCATCGGAATCACGCTTGTGCTTAAGGCGGGTAGAGATGTGTGCCCCAGCTATGATGTACTGGCCTGTGCTCCTATGGATGTCTTCAATCTCAAAGCCTGGAATCTTCTTACGGGTCTGCATATTACTGAAGAAGGTGCCGTGCCCATCATCCAGCTTATCGGTGAAGTCCTTGAAGATCTGCTTGCTGGTGGCGCGGTCCTCTGAGTTGAGGGTAGACCACAGCAGATCTATCTGCTCGCCTAAGCCTCTCAGGTTTTTGTGTAGCTCATCTTTAGATACGGAACCCATGTTGGAGACGTGGTCTTCAGGGAACTTAGCCTGAATCTCAGCTCTGCGTGCGTTGCCATTCTTAATGAACAGAGACTTCAGCGCCTTCTCTTGAGGTGACTGCTCATAGAACTCCACATATTTAGGTGTGGCGTTAGCCTTAGCCTCACCGTTGACCATGTCCTCATGCGCATATACAGCAATGAAGTGAGAGCCGAAGCGCCCCATCGGGACATAGTCCCGTTTGATCATGGCCTCATACATACCCAGCTCTTTCTTGAACTTGGACAGTAGCTTCATACCATCGTAGTCTCTCTGGAATTCAGGGGCGCGCTTAGCTAACTCTTCCTTAACTACAATAGCCTCCTCTAAGAGGGCTACTGTCTCATCAGAGTTCTGATTGTTTTCCCTCTGGTAGGTTGCCTGCTCAACCAGTTGGCTTATGATCTCAGCATTGCGCTTAACGTCTTGTTCGTAGCCATACACATTGTCCTGAAGAATCTGCAGCATGTTATGGAAGTCCTGAAGCTGTAACTCCTGCGCCTCCGGCCACGTCAGCTTGTATGCTGGGTTGTTAGAGGTGTACTGAATGACAGCTTCCAGCTTGTCACGTGCGTGATAGATGATAGAGTCTTTAAAGGATCTGAGGATGTCGTTGTGCGCGTCCTGTCCATCCACCCATGCTTGCGCCGCCGTACCCTTAAGGATGATAACCTCGTTGGCTTCCAGCTTGGAGTTCTTGGCAATGCCAGGAACCTCGTCGTTGATGAATACAATCTCATCGCCGTCCTGTATGGTGCGGTCACCGTCCCAGTCCTCACGCTGCCAACGTTCAGGCACACGCTTATACTCACCCTCTACCTTGGCTGCAATCTCTGAGGCCTTGATGTACTGAGGCCACACTTCAGGGTTACCCTTGATGCGCCCTAGGTTACGAAGCTTATGGATGGCCTTGTCTAGGAGGATGTTGAAGTCACGACGAATGTAGTCGAGGGGCAACCACATACGGGCGAAGTCCCTGTCCCACACTGATTGGTTCCGGTTATCTGTGGTGAACTTAGCGAACACGGACATGTCCGTGGTAACCGTCTCCTTTCCCCCACTCATGGAACCCATAGCATACTTGGCTCTGGTGTAAGTTCTCTCGTTGGCGTTACGCATGAAGGCTTCAGAGGGTTGCCGCATCTCACCACCCTTAGGATGGTTCCAACGAGCGCGCCCACCTACTTCGCCGCGGATGACACGACCGAAGATATCTTCAGGAGTAGTAAACTTATAGACCCCAAGGGTTTCACCAAGAGCTTTGATGAAGTCAGCAATGCGCTTGAGTAAGGAGCGGACCTCTGCCTTCTCAGTGTTGAAGCGTTCCATCTTGTAAGCGATGGCTTCTTCCATGAGTTCCTCTTCAGTGAGGGGCTTGCCATATTCGTTGCGAACGTCAGCATACTGCTCACGAATACCTAGCTCATTAACCCAACGCTTGGCTGCCTTGTTGAGGATAGCTAACTCTTGATCTGTGAACAGTCCGAGGTTGATTAGGGCATGAATAGCTTCGTGCTTCAGTGCGGTCTCAGGGTTCTCGTAGTTGAGGGCGATCTCAATTAGTCTCTCATGGTAGCGACCGCGATACTTGCCATCGCCAATAGCTTTGACTACCTTGAGGGAGATGTCAGGCAGACCCATCTGATCGAGTAGGGCGCGCAGTTTGGTCTGCACCTCAGGGGCTTGCTCTTGGAATTGTTGAGTAGCTTTACCGTGCCACGCCATTGGCCGTGACCATTGTTCAAAGCCTATACCTTCAGCTACATCCTTAAGCTGTTGTGTGACAGTGAACTGATGCATGGTCTGCCCATCAGCGAAATCTTTATTAGGACGTCTATTCATTTGAACATAAGCTACGCCCCACTCAAATGAGGCTTGCTGCGCATCTTCCAAATTGGAATAAGAGGTAGGCATGTAAATAGGTACATCATCTGCAGGTGCTTCTGGATCCTCTAACCTAAATGTATTATCAGGATACTCATGAATGAGTGGAATATTAATGTCCTCGGTTCCAAAAACAGCACGATGCTGTATAAAGTACTCATCGCCTTGTATTTGATGTACTTGTGACGTTCTTTCCCATGCAGCGTTGTTTGCAAAGTCTGCTACTGTATGCAATTCATCAGAAAGTGTAGGATCATAGATGTTTAAGGTAGCTAGTTTAATCTCGCCACCGTACTTCTTAATGAACTTCTTGGCCCTGCTTGGTAGGTGGATATTAAACATAGAGACAATGCGCTTCTCTGCCTTTTGTTCTCCTGCCCAACCCTCAATGTCTCTGACCTGTTCCTTAGTGGTAGGCCACATTATGTGGTTGATGCCACGATCAGCAGCATGAAGGATAGCCATCTTAAAGCCAAGAGCATACCAATCATTGATAGGGGGCTTCTGTAAATCTATTTCTTTGGCAGTTTCTTTGGCGTTATCTATTTTATCGATGGCGTTTTGCAAGTCTTGGCGTTTTTTAGAAGCCTCCTCTAGTGCTGCGATCTCAATGTCTGTTGATTCCAAGAAGGTGATGTCAGCTTTAGCATCTACCCAATCCTCTATTGTCTTGATAGCTTCCGTAGGAAACTGATAGGTTTCATTGATCTCACCGAATACGTCGTTGATAAACAAGATAGCATTGTCGAGTATTGATTCTCTGGTGGTGAAGGTCTTAGCCTCATGCATAATCTTAACAGCTTCATAGTCTATAATCTGCTGCTTAAGCTCATCTACTGATTGTTGCCGCGATCTTTCTTCTCCTGAAGTTCCCGCTGCTCGACGCCCTGAGCGATAAAGGGAATCTTGGGTGGCTTTCAACCTTGCTTGGGCATACTCATAATCAGTTAGGAGCCCATGGTAGTACTTAGGATCAACTTGGAGATGATTGCGTCCGTTTATATACATTTCAGGGTAACGGTATGTAGAAGCAATCAACTCTCTCTCTAATTGAATTGCGTCTTTACGCTCTTGCTTGAGAGCCTTGAGGTCTTGGTTAGCTGTACTCCATAGGCCGTGCCAATCAGATTGAATTTCATGGAGGACCAACACCTTCTCGCCGTTAGCATTGGTGCGCTCATCAACACGAATATGGATAAGTTCATCCTTGCCTTCGAAGTGTCCCTTCCTAAAGGACTGGTGAGCCGGGGCAGCGCGGCGCATCTCCTGCCGCATATCAACCAATGTATTACGCGCATGGTCGTGAGCCTGCTGTACATCCCACTGAGGAAACTCTTCAGCATAGTATCTTGACAAGTAAGAAACGAGAATTTCGTTAGAGGATTCACCGGGTTCAATCAGGCTCTTCTCCAACAGGCCTTGAATGGTTTGCAGTAGAGTATCAGGGTGTGTGGTGCGGTCTACTAAGTTGGTACTCTCATCTAAGATACGAACCAGCTGTTTGAATATAGGCAGTTCGGCATATATCTCTTGAGCATCCTTAATACGTGAAGCACTCATACCCGGAACTTGGATGGTTAATACGGAATAGTTATGACCGACATCTCCTAGTGTGTAGTTGCTATACTGTGGAGATTCTGTTACCATCTTAGCCAACAGAGAATGTTCAGTTAGATAACTTAACACCTCTGCTTTGGATATCTTACGGTCAGTGTTCTTCAACCAACCATAGATGCCTACGAAATCCATCTCGTCTTCAACTCTTTGGCCGAAGGTCTTTATCATGTGGGTCAGCTTGTTGAGCCAGAACATAGGTTTCAATGGCTTATCCATTGGAGCATCCATGTTCTCTAGTTCATATTCCAGCTTTGAGTATAGGGTACGCTGACCGATGGCATGCTTAACGGGGCGGCTAGGTTGCCGTATACCGTAGTCGCTGCCATCTTCAAAGCTAAATCCAAACTTCCCATACCATTCCTTCAGCGCACCTGGGCTAAGCTCCTGAATACCAGGGTTGGCAAAGAAAGGCTGCGCGAACAGGGAGACAGACGCCCCTCGTTTCAAGGCTTCCTCAACGATGCGGCCCATAGCAATGGTGCCGCCGCCGGGGCGTAGCGCCCTCAAACTGTGGACATGGATGTTTCCGTTTCTATACTCAGCATTAACCACAGCCACTGGCTCTGTAGCCTCAGTGATGATGCGCTCATGCGGGCTCAACGGGTTACGGTCATACTCAGCAAACAACTCAGGTGCTGCCGCGAACTTGCCCTGCGGAGTGGGGGAAAGGAGACCTTCCGTGCTTTCAATAGGTGCGGCCTCGTCAAACTGTGCAAGGCTGGAGTCCACCTCGCCCCACTTGCGGTCCTTGGGCCTGTATTTGCGGATAGTCCTGGAGGCGTTGTAGGCTTTGTTGCTGCCCCAGTCCTTGACGTTACCCAGCTTGAACTTGCGGCGCAGCTCATTGAGCCGTGTGCGGGTTGCGCGGATGCGGGCCTCGGCCTTCTCGGGTATGCTGGCAAGCGCCTCGTCGGTGTAGTACTCGCGGTACTGCCCCTTCTTCAGCTCCTGCTCCAGGTTGTAGATTTCACTGAGGAGTTTGGGATCGGCGTTCTTGCCGTACTGGTCCTCGAAGGACTTGCGCACCTTCTCAGGCTTAGGCTGGATGCCCATGCTGACCAAGTCTGCGTTGGCCTGGTCACGGGCAGCGTCGAGGTCAGTCTCTGTCTCGGTGGTCTCGAACTCGACCTTCTCTGAGGCGCCGGTCTCCTTGTTCTTGACCCTCTTCTCCTGCATGAAGGTGTGCGTGCGCGTGTAGATGTTGTCCCGGTAGTAATCAATGAGAGCTTGGACATCCTTGTTCCGCTTGAGGGTGTAGACCAGGTCGCCTTCTTTGTTCTCTTCGCGGACTGCGTTGCGGAGGATCTCGTTCTTGAGGGTCTCAATCTCGCTCTGCTGCTCAACAGTGGGCGCGGCATAGGATTCGGGGGCGCGGGCCTTGGGCCGGTTTAGGGTGTCGCGGACTTCGCTTGCCCGCATGCCATAGAGGTCTTTCAGGTCTATGTAGAAGTCGGGGGCGTTCAGCAGGTCGAGCCGCACGTCGGTGCCAAACTCTTCCTCGAGCTCCATCTCCTCGCGCACCCGCCACCCCATGTCATGCTTGTTCAGCCCGGACAGGCCAGTGATTCCGCGCGCCTTGAGCCAGGCCACGAAGTTTGTCCGCGTCTTCAGCTTTGCCAGGCGGGCGTCAATACTCAGCGGCACACCGTCTGGATCCACGAGCGTCTCCATTCCCCCACTTCCTGGCCCGACTTCATCGTCATCAATGAATTCAAACTCACCGTGGATGGGCAGGAGCACTTTGCCGAAGAGGCCTACCTGTGTGGTCTTGTTGTTGGAGTCGGTGAATGAGCCAGCATAGATGCCTTCAAGGGCACCTTGTTTCATCTTGCGTCCTGAGTTAGGTTCGTCGCGGGCGAGCATGGCACTGTCAACAAGAGTGCCGTCGATTGTGATTTCAGTTTCTTCTGGGCCACCGTCACGGTTGAGGATACCGCCGACGAATGAGGAGGTAGCGCCGATGCCACCACCAGCAGCGGTTCCTTTAAGGAAGGAGTCAATAAGTTCGTCATTGTGCTCAGGGGAGAAGATGTCAATAGAGGGATCAGCTATGTTCTGAGCTACGTGTTCAACGATAGTTTGGGCAAATTCCGTTGGGCCTTCCGCTAACATGCCTTTCGCGGTACCTATACCTACCCGCTTAACTAGGCTGTTGGCAATTCCGCCAGCTACTTGCTTGCCGAGAATGTTACTTAGGAACATCATGTTGGGTAGAACTTCAAGGCCCGCGCTTACAGCACCACCCATCAGGCCAAGGCCACCACGGACATCACCTGTTGCTTCATAGACGGAGCCGGTGACTTCGCCGGTAGTCATGGGGAGAGCACCAGTGTAGGCACCGATCCTGGCACCCTTGGTTGCGAGGTTCTTGCCAGCGACTTCGCCGGTAGCTGTTAAGGCTGCTTTCTTGGCTGCCTGTTGCTCGAAGTTCTTGAGGATCATCTTGCCGCCAGCGTGCTGTGCTAACTTCTCAGCGGCTTCTTGTGTCCAGCCCTGTGCCATCTTCTTGGCGATGATGTCAGCAGTGAGCGTCTTGACTGCACGCTGGGCTACGGCTCGGCCAACATAAGCACCGACACCGCCGGTAACCAGGGAGGGAAGGAACATGGGGAGGTTCTCGAAGATGGCCTCTACTGCATAGCGGCCCGCGTCTCCTACGTCTTTGATGTTTTTGTATGTACCGATGGTGGCGGCGTTCTTGGAGGCCTCGGCCATGTTACGTTCATAGCCTTCAATGCCCCAGTCTACTAGATCTTCAGAACCAACGACGTCACCTACTGCAGCGCCCGCGCCATAGAACATAGCCTGGAGCTGGTCTACTCCACGCGCGACGTCGCCTGTAATGCCGGGATCAGGACGCTCAAACAGATGGCCGAAACCCTGTTCGGTTAATTGGGTTTTGAACGCAGAATCATTATCGATAAAGTTTTGGATTTCTTCTACGGAATCCGCATCCTCGAAATTGATCTGCCCATAACCTTCAATGTTGACGAGCATTCCCATATAGATAGTATACCTAAGTCAGCAGGGTTTGTCTACTGCGGCTTGATCTTCATGCTGATAGCTTTTTCGCCAGTACTCTTACCTGCTGTCAGGAAAGCCTGCGTTCTTTGGTTTAGTAATTCAGCATAGGCTTCTGGTTCCATAATGGAGGCTACCAGAGGATCAATGCTTTCACCTGCCAACTTAATCACTTCGTCCATTGTTAGCTCACCAGACTTCAAGGCTTTGAGCATGGCAGCATTGGCAGTGGTCTTCTTACTTGAAGCCTCACTAGCCTTGAGTAGGGCAGCAGCCTTAGCAGAGGCGTCACTCTTGTCAGCAGCGCGGGCTTTGCCTAGGATGTCGGTAGCGTTCTTACCGAAGTTCTTACTGAAGATACTGCGGCCACCCGCAAGGGCCATGCCTAGATTCTGCATCTTGCTTGCTTGGTCAGGAGAAAGGCTCTCCCACCAGGATTTCTCAGCTTCCGGGGGAAGTCTATTATGTGTTGGGGCTTGCTGTTCACGCGTTAGCTGCGGTGCAGCACCAGGAAGTAAGGCTTCAACACCTTCTCCGCCTCTGCCACCTAACCATGGATCATTTTTTCGTGCTTCAGCACCTTCTCTGCGACGATCTTCAAGCCAATCTGCTACACGTGTTCCCATTGATTTACGACCAGCTGCCATGTCGCTTTTCATTTTGGCATCACCGCGCTCCATGTAGCGGCCTTTACCTGGATCACCGAGGAAGCCGTCCTGTGTATTAGGATTGACATCGATCATTGGACCACGCACCTGACGGCCTCGACCTGGACGTTGGCGCTGCTGGAGTAAGGCTTCAATAGCTTGGGGCGGTAGGTTAGATACAGGCTGGCCGGGGTGCCCGCCGGGCTGAGATACTGGAGGGTTGATGGCTTTGATGCTTCGCTCAGTCTTCTGGATCAGAGGAGCAATCGCCCTTTTGATGATATCATAAATACCGTTCTGGTCTGCCATGGTGTTGTCCTCTACTGTGTCGGAGCCTGCGCCGCCTGAAAGTTTTAGTTGTCTTGCCGCTTCAGTCAATCCGTTTGGATCGGTTAGGGGTAGTAATTCTTTCCTCTTGAATAGCGACATAATACCTGAAGCGTCTACGGGAATAACAGGCTGTCCAACAGGAGCTGGGGTTAATTGTTTTCTGATTTTAGTAACGTAGTCTCTGGTCTCTTTAGGAAGTTTCTTAGGATCTGAACCTGCCTTAATCCATTTCTTAACATTCCCTGGTCCCCAGTTGTATGCGCGCAGTGCAGTGTCAACATCACCATTGAAGTACCGCATCAGGCCAGTCATATACTGCTCACCAAATTTCCTGTTCTGTTCAGGGGTGGCATTGGCAGGCAAGGGATCAGTCCAATAGCCGGGATCTTTCGCGGTGTTGGGCATGACTTGCATCAAGCCCTTCGCGCCCTTCTTGCTGACGGCATTGGGGTTGTTACTGCTCTCTGAGAACTGCATAGCATCAAAGAGTTGTTGGAGACCTGTAGCTGTGGCTGCGCTGGCTTTACCCATCTTATTCGAATGCCCTCTTCCAATCGGCAGCGGCCCCAAGGCCAGCAATGCCAAGTCCAGCGGCCTGCTGGAAGAAACCAGTGGTAGGAGTGCCAGGGGCGGTTTGGTTTGTAGTAGTGGATGTGGAGTAAGGAGTACCGCTGAGCATAGAACGCATAAAGTTAGCCTGCTCATAAGGATATTGTTTCTCTTCGTCAAACAGTTCCTTTTCGATATCGTAGCCGCGCTGCTCATGCTCTTGCTGTAGGGAGCCAATGCCCATACGTTGAGAGATATCCTGGAAGCCCATGTTCTGAGCCTGCGCTGCAGTTTGCGCACCAGTGAGAGAAGCCTGGCGTTCCAGCTCCCGCTGCTTGTTGAATTGTTCGAGCGCGCTTTCGTGGCCCTGAGCATAGGTCTTCGCATACACGTCTCCGACATTCTGTTCAAGATTCCGGCCACGCTCTGCATCTACGATGCCATGCCGTGAGCCCCCGAAGTTGCTAGACATCTTGGCTTGAGCTGCACTAGCGATGCCTTGTTCTCCGGCCCTGCGGTCCAGTTCGCGTTCTGTCTGCCCGGCCACCGATGTGAGATAGGGGTTGGTGTAGCGGTCGATGTCGTCCTGAGTGATCTCGCGCCCACTACCCATGCCCATGTCATAGGCTTCACCACCCCGAAGGGCACCGATGCCTGCCTGGTCGCGCGTGTCCTGTATGGCCTGCAGCATATCCGGGTGCAAATCCGCAAGCCGTTGACCTTCATAGGCTTCGTAAGGTGTGCCCGCGAGTCCTTCGCTGGCCTGCATGAGGCGCTTACTGGGCTCCTTGATGTAGCCTGGGATATCTGCGGTCGCGGTTGACGCGTACGTCACCGGATCGGGGTCGTCGTCTCCGAAGAACCAGTCCATTAATCCGCCCATTATGCTATTCCTTTATATTCATCTGGTAGGTATGTGCCGTAGAGACTCACGCCTGAAGTGGGGCGCCGCTTTTTACCTATTCCAAAGTAGTCTAGGTACGCGTCTGGATCGTAGGGATAAGTCTCTGATCCCCCACTATCATTCATTGTAGCAGAGGCAGCCAAGCTATTCAAGGCATTAGCTACCGGGTCACCACCCTCAACACCGAAGGTATCGTCACTAGCACCGCCGGTAAGTGTAGTATTTTCTAGAGATATATCACCTAAACCTAAAGCTTCAGCAAGATCAAAGTCTCCTATTGAATCTACAGCATCTGTAATCCCTGTAGCCTCAGCTAATTCTGTAGCATAATTGCCCACAGGATCTATAACATTCCGACTAAACGGGTCCATCAAGTTCCTATCAAGGAACGCTATTGATGGGTCCATAACATTTTCATCTAGGGTATCTAAGCCTTCGTCTAAAGTATCTTCTGCGGATTTAGCTAAAGAAGCTAAGGCCGTGCCCATTGTTGTATCTTCAAGCTGTCCTACTGTGGCATCATAAACTTCGTCTCCAAAGTTTGTTACAGAATCCCAGGCTTCGTCTAAACCAAGTTCATCAGCAACCTTGCCTATTGCGGCAGTTGCAAAAGTTTCATTTTCATCTGTAACAAATCGACCCATGATATTTGCTAAGCTTAAAGCAGGTACTGGGGCAGATAGAAATGAGAAAGCATCCCATGCAAAATCTCCAAAGCCATAATCAGATTCGTTAGCTTCTTCGGTAGCAGCTTCAAAGTCATCCAAAGAACCATATGCATCATCCATAGTATCTACTGCAGTGGGACGACCAGTCAGAAGAGATTGATTAATTTCGTCTACGGACAATTGTTCATTTGCAAAGAAACTCTTTAAAGCTTTTTGTTGTTTATCTGTTAAGGCCTCTTCTTCGTCGTCTTCCCAGTCAAATTTATCCATCATAAAACCAGGATCTGTGAAGGCAGATAGATCTCCATATTTATCTTGAGGATGCCCTGTAAGACCTACAGGATTGCCATCAGCGTCTACGCCCATGCGGTCGATTGACATGCCACTGGCTATCGGTGTACCTTGTTCATTGAATATGCCTTTGCCGTATTTGTCCTGCATCTGCAGTTTGCCATTGATGTTGCCAGGAGGTCCGCCGGGAAGGCCAGCAAAGTTGAAGCCAAAGTCATAGCCCTTACCTTGGCCTGCATTGGGATCAGGGGCTGGGCCATAGGCTGCGTCTAAGGCAGCACCTACTATATCACCCCAGTCACCACCATCGCCGCCATCACCTCCTCCGTCATGACCTTCAGGACCGCCTTGATCGTTATCTGGTCCACCAGGTCCATCATCACCTTCAGCAGATCTATCAAATTCGCGGAGGCCCGTCTTGGGGTTAATGGCTCCGCTGCCCCCTGCAGACTTGAGGAGCTTGGCTTCAGCGGGATTAATGTGGGCGAGGATGGTGTCACCTCCGCGGCCTTCACCTTGGAGTTCCTGAGCTACCCTGTGATTGGCGCTGAGGCTGGGGCCAGCACGGTTGGAGATGTCAAGACCCGCTAGACCCACATTGTCGGTTAGTGGGGGAATGGAGACCGGACTGCGCGCATACTTATCCTTGCGGGATTGCATGAGTGTTTCGATTCCACGGGAGCCTAGTGTGCTTAGTGCCATAGTCTATTCTACCCTAAATACCCTGCATCTTTCAAGTCTTCGATGAGTGTGCCGAGGACATCGGCCAGTTCAGCAGTGGTGGTGGAGTCCGCGTCGAGGGCGCGGGTCGGCGTTACATTGGTCATTGCGTAGCCTGTCTTCGCGGGGGCCACGGGCATTGATTGATCGCGCAGGCGCAGGAGTTCGATGAGCTGGTTCCAACGGCGGGCTTCATACTCTTCGGAGGCTCTGGGATAGATGGGGCGTGCTGTGGACATTAGCGTTTCCCATCTGGTTGAATGTCAGCACGCCACACACCCAGTTTCCAGGGGTTGTCGAGGTCGCTATTCTCAAAGCGGAAGCGGTACTGCCGGGCGCGGGCACGTAAGGAGACCTTCTCGGTGGAGGTGCCTACAGTGTACGGGCCTTTGGTGATGGCCGTGGAGTTGGGGTAGCGCTTGGTGTACACGGTGATCTTGATCTCTTTGCCGCTGTTGAGTGTGGTGTCAGGGATGAGGCGGTCCATAAAGGAGAGTGTGTCGCCTTGGCCTACCTCGAAGGCACCTGTCTCGATGTAGCCGGTGAGCGCCGCGCCGTTAGCGTTGGAGCCAAACTCGTGGTAGTATAGGTTGCCACTGGCGTCTGACCAGATTGGATTGGAGAAGATGCTGCGGTCGATGGCAGCGGTGCGCTCATAGGTACCGATGGCCCACGTCTTGTCTTTGTAGTTATAGATGACATAGCGGTCCAGTTCCTGGGAACCGTTGGACGGATAGAACCACCACACCTCGTTGAATTCCTTGAGGGTTGTGGCGCAGACGTTGGAGGCTGCGGTCCTGTCAATGTCGTCGAATACGTGGTTGGCTACGGGGCATTCTAGGGCTTGCGTTGTACCATCAAAGATATAGAAGTTGTCATCGCCCATCCAGAAGCCAAGGCTGTCTACCGTGGCTAGGCATTTGGGTCCGACTGCACCACAGGTGTCGCCTATTTGTTGGAAGCCAAAGGTGAAGGGAGGGCCGATGAACTGCATAGACCACGCCGCGGTGTCTGTGAGGACGATGATGTGGCCGCGTGCTTTCTCTGCAGCGAGGATCTGGTTGCCAGTGTTGAGGAGCTTGTCGCCCGCCGTGTTGACAGAAGTGGCGGTCCAGGTTGTGTAGTCTTCTTGGTCACACCAGCGGATGAGCATAGGGTCAAAGGCCACACCATCGTGGGCGCCAAAGGCAATGAGGTGCCGATCCTCGCTAACTAGAATGCGGTTCACGGTGGAGGGAGGTCCGCTGATGACGGCTGCGCGCGTACCGGTGCCTGCGCTAGAGTCCCAGAGGTAGATTGATTGGTCGCCGCCGCCGGGCGTGCAGACGAGGTCTTCGCCCCAATTGTCCATGGACCAGATACGGGCGTAGAGGTTGAGGGTCGAGGAGCTGCGGGCAGTGCCCCAAGTGGAGGCTCCCCATGTGCTGGCGCCCCAACCATAGGAGTAGGTAGAGTAGGTGGTGCCGTTGCTTATTAGGTAGTCCGCGAGGACACTGCCGCCGCCCCCGCTTACGCTGGAGGTTGCTGCTGTGGTTGCTACGGTGATGGTGTAAGAGTTGGCGTTGACATAGGTGAGCTGATGCTCAGTGTTGATCTCGGAGGCAGGGATTCCGCCGGGTGCCGTGGCTCCCGCGAGGACAACATAGTCTCCGTCTGTGGCACCATGGGTGGTGTGGTTTACTGTGACTACCTTGCTGAGGTTGGTGGTGTCCAGCGGGTCAGCGCCGAGGGCATCGTCGTCTGCCCGGAGGGGCGTGATGTCGTAGCGCGCGCCACCTTGAGCTGTGTAGAGATGAGAGGCTGTTCCGATTGCTATGTTCTGCAGGCCGTCCAGCTCTCGCCATGCATGGAGGCTGCGCGGTACGTCGAGGATGGGATCGGCTATATTGAGAGCCGAGTGGCCTCCGATGAGTTCGGGGAAGGAGTAGCGGAAGCGTACCTTGTCAGCCGCAACCCACCGCGGACCTGCTGTGTAATCTGTTACTTCTGTTACGATGCCGGGAGGGGCTGTGATTTTTACTAGCATACACTTTAAAGTTTCGTACGTTTTATAAGGATAGACGCTTCTTCATCGATTAAGCCTTGGTCTGCCGAACCTGTAGCAATCAGACTTTCTCTGATACGACGAGGGACAGTTTCAAGGAGGGCGATCTCCTGCTTAACAGCTTCGGTCGCTTCGTCAGCAAGTTCCTGCGCCGTCAGGCTCCTCACCGTATGACCATAGACGTACTTGTCGCCAACCAGCTTATTGTCCTGTTCGGCAATCTGCGTGTCAGGATCAAAGGCCGGTACTGCATCGCGCTGTTCTTCATACCAAACAGCAGGTTGATGGACAGGAGCAGGGTGTTCACGCCTTCCTGTAACGCTGCCGGTAGCTGTGTTAACTCTTACTTGTTTAACCATGTTCTATTCCTTTAACCCAAAACTCACCGCCGCTATAAAACTTGTAAAGCTCATCGCCCAACACTTTCTTGGCGGAATACATTGCCTTCGATACCTTCTTACGGACCTTGTGCAAACCGGCGATGCCATAGTCTTCCTCGTTGTCATTGCTTTGTACATTCACTAAGTCATGGGTGAAGCGAGGCAACCCCACAAAGTCGGCAACACGATCAAGTTGTTCTTGCGGCCTTGCAGCCAAGTCGTCGTACTGGATAAGCAGGAAGTTATCGGGGTAACGCTTATACCCATCATGCACTGCACTGTAGCTTCCCATCAAATGCTGCGCCACCGTGCTGTGGTGGCAGAAGGCTTTAACATCATCAGGCTTCATTAGCTTAACAAACGAAGCAAGGCACTCGTTCATGGGTCGGATGGTGGAAACAATCTTGACTTCACCAGCTTCCAACAGCTTTTCAATGACGCTTGGCACAGCCCACTTGCGGCTCTTATCAAATACCAGTTTGTCGGTGTCGTACCAGTTGTCGATAGTAGCCCTTGCATCATCAGACGAAAGAACAGCATCACACAAGTCATCGTTAGTCGGGCTTGCATAAGCATCAGGCCGCTGGTTCAACAACGCCGTCAACAAGGTAGACCCTGACCGGGGAATAGTGGAAAGGAATACTACCATATCGCATACCTGTCTGAGAAGTAGGCCAACATATCAGTCAAATCACTGCCCGTTACTTCGGCTGAGAAGACGGCAAGTTCTGCAATCTCACAAGCACCAAACTGAGAGGCAGTGGTATATCCTGCACCAAGCCTAATTCCGCCGGGATGATTATAAGTTCCGATGTTGGCAGTGTTAGCCGTTTCCGCCCCGTCATTAAGGGCCAACCAGTTTTCCGTTGTCGAATTAACAAGACCGTGGATCATTCCAAAGGTATTTAGGGCCAAGCCAGCAGATGCTGTCGATCCCGCCCCGCCGTTTGATATAAGGTCAGGAGAGGAACCAAACTGAAACAGCCTCCATGAAGGTGTAGCCCTGCCACCCATAACTGCATCTTCACTGACCCACGAGTTATGCTCAAGCACGACAAAGAAGTGCATCGGCCTGTTGAGTGTAATAGACGCCGTTTGCATCTCGTCGTTAGTACCATCAAACTTAACAACAGCCTCGCCGTTGATCTGGCTATCCACCCATGTCGGCTTGTTGGTAACATGGTTAAAGTCATTCCCGTTACCAGATTGATCTGCCCAAGTCGCAACAGCATCGCCACCGTCCTTGGTAATTCCCAAGTCAGACCGCACCCATATCTCAAGGCTGGCAATATCAGTTGGCAAGAAACTAGGCCACGTTGTTCCGTTAACCGTCGCAACATTAGCCACAGCCGTACCGTCAACGGTAGCTATGTTATCAGTTATTGTACCGTTGAGTGTTGATACGTCAGCCATTATGCCACTGTCAGGTAATCAGGTGAAGGCTGGAACCAAATGACATCAGCCGTTACCGCAAAGCCTACCGTCCGAACAACATCGCCAGAGCCAGAGGGGGCCGTTGCAGTTATCGCACCCAAGGTTCCAGAGACATAAAGTGGGACACCGATAGTCCAGTTCCATGTATCATCCCTGACAAAGCTCCCCGGCAAGGCCACGTTCATGGCCTGTGTGTCCGTCTTCGCTTCAAGAGCAATCGCCAGCATATTAATGGACGTTCCGGTTGCGTCACTGTCAGCCTCCAGCCATTTACCACCACTTCCCATATAGACCAAATCCATGATGGTGCTGGAATAACCAGCGTTGAGTGTGTTGGTTTGAGGTCCGACCGCAGTGTGATCCGTCGCAGGAGTCGCATCGAGCTGAGTAGCGATTTCAGTTACGCCTGCGACTGACGGATAGACCGTGTCGCTTGTGCCTACAAGGTTCTCGGCGCTGGTGGATTTCTCTACAACGCCTGCTGTGGAAGTGGTTGCTGCAACTTCGTCACCGGTGTTGGTGCCTGATAAGCCTGTAACAGAGGCTGTTGGGATAGCGCCTGCTGGCGAGAAGAGAGGAGATGCGAACTCGACGTTGGTACCGTCACAGAAGACCCAAGCTAGGTTTCCGTTGGTTACGGTTACAGTGTCGCCCGTTGCCCCACCAACTGTGATATCCTCTGTGGTGACGTTATTCCAGATGAGGTAGATCTTGGTGCGGAGTGGGACTACAACTTTATAGCTTGCGTTTGGGGTTCCGTTTACCTTGATGATGGCAAGATGGGACTCAGCTGTGGTTGTAGTGTTCTCGACGTACTGGGTATCGTCCAGAGTGTAGTTCGCGTTGACCATAGTGATAGCAGTGTAGCCTGCAATGGCTTCTTCGATACGGGCCATGGCAGTATTGGCCTTGGTTCCCCAAGTTCCATCGTTCTCGCCCGTAGCTTGGAGCTCGATTTTGAGTAAGGTTGATGCTGTACTAGCCATTATGCAATCCTCAATATAGCGTTGGAGGCATCAGCGGTGGGCCATACAATAGTGAATGTACCTGCCGTGACGATGTAGTCAGCTCCAAAGTCCAGAACTGCAATGGCTTTATTGGAGTCTGATGTGTTGTAGATGAGGGCACCTCGTGCTGTGAAGGAGGCCGTGGTCCATGAGACATCACTGAAATCGATGTATGCTGTGGTGCCGCTGGTCGTTGGAGCAATGTTAGTTAGGGCCGCACCTCCTGCGGTGTAGCCTGTGCCACTGGTTTCGTTGGTTGCTGAGTACGCTGTAGTACTAGCATCCAATGTGGCCGCTGTGAGATACAACGCTACCTTTAGTGAATCACCAGCGACTTGAAAATCATGGACGCCTTCCATGAGTTCTTGCTTAAAGCTGGTGCAAATCGCTTGTGTGATTGCCATGTTTTAATCCTTATCTAGTATATTATACGCAGTATTGCCAGCGTTTACAACCTATTCAGATGTGCCTGCCCGATATTCATCGGTGCGGCGCCTCTTTTCTTCCTCTCCCTTAAGCGTAGTAAGGGCTCTGCCATACATATCTTCCCAACGTTTCTGCTCCTGAGCCTCCTCTTTCATGAAGGCCATGGACTCCAAAAGGCAGGCATATAGGATAGCATCGGGTGCGTTGGTGCCCAACCAGGTGGTGGTATTACTGGAGGTCAGGCCATCGGGGCGGTATGTATAACCAATCTCTAATGTGTATGCAGCGTCCGCAGCAGGGCCAATCAGTAGACTGGTTTCGCCGTCCTCGGCCCAAGCATAGAAGCGAGGGGAGCCGTCGTTGGTACCGGTGGCAGGTTGGTATGCTCGGATGAAGCTCTCGTCTTTTTGCAGTAGGTAGGCACCGTTCTGGATACGCAGCCATCGGGGTGTGATGATTCCGGTTGGTGCTGTCACTATGGTGGCACCGCTGCTGAGTGCAATGGTGGAGGCCGTGGGCTTGTTGAAAATGGTAAGCTTAGGGGCTTCCTTAGCTATGCGCAGTTCACCAAGACCAATGATCTGGTCGAGTACCGTAGTGGTAAACTCGGTCGCGTCGTTCTCAGTCCAATCCTGGATTGCCTGAAACAGCGTTGCGTATGTCCATGCTAGTGCCATTAATCACCCCACGTGTTGGCGCCCCAGGTCTCACGACCCCAGACACCACTATCTAATGAAAGCGATACCGTCCCAAGAGACATCGTCGCTGCGATCCCAGATACTTCTGGATCTAATTTACCTATCACTGAACCAAGAGACATCGTTGCTACATTGGTTGAAGCGTTGGGCTTGTTGATTGGGAAAGCTAAAGTAGGAGTTCCCAGGGACATTGTGGCTACGTTGGTAGTAGCCTCAGCACCCAGTGTAATTGTATAACCTACCCCTAATTCGACGCGGGTGGAGACACCCCTTAGTGAGTTGTCCTCTAGTGAATCCTTAGTCCAATCACCGCCGTAGCCTCTGTAGTTCACCGTGGCATTGACTTCGTCATTGTCAGACCGCGAGTCGTATAATGTCTGGGCCTCTGCAGTAAGGCGCCGTGGTGTGAGCTGTGGATGCTTGCCTTCCCACTCAGCTTTAGATACCCGTGCGCCCGTCCATTCGGTCTTGGCGTCCTTATACTTGATCTTCCGCCCGGTGCGGTCATCAATTAAGTATGCGTTTTTGCCTTTCGAGTATCGTGCCATTAGCCTACCGTTGCAATCGATGGGACGATGAACAGGCTGGCCCGTTCATGATCCTCTTGTTTAGCTGCTGCGAAGTCTACGTCATAGGCTCCGAGTAGCTCTTGTCGTCTATTGATGTCTACACCCTTCGTTACATAGGGGCGGCCTGTGCTGTCCAGTTCATACTTCGCCGGGTTCTTATTGGCAAGGTAGTAGGCGAGCCCACTCACCAAGGCCGGTACAAAACGCCGAGGGACTTCGGGATTGTTGGTGTATACACCTATGTCTTCTGAGTATCTGATAGTCCACGACACCATGGTGTAGCTGGTGTCAGCGGCAGGGTAGAAGTAAACCGTGTGTCCCCCGTTAGAGTTGCGCTCCACTGCATACTGCGAGGGCTTGCCCGTCTGCGTCTTGTCTGGATAATTAAGGTATGCCGACAGGGTGATGCGGTTCATCGTGTTGTCTACACTGGAGCTGTTGCGCATTACAGCATCAACAACGTCTACAAACTTGGGATCGAGGGTGATAGACTGATCGTTCACCACGATGGCGGATTCTGTCTGGTCCATGGACCAGAGGTTGATGCCGCGGTTGGTCCACTCGGTGAGCAACAGATCAAGTGAGCGCGCTGCTGTGGTTAGTTGGTAGCCTGTCTTCAGTTCTATGCCGCAGCGCTCGTATGCATCTTCGATTATCTCGTAGATGTCAAGGTTAAAATTAAACGTCCCGCTTGTTGCCATTACTTATTACTCCAAATGTCCAGTCCAAACCAAGTCGCTGTCGTCCCTGCGATGAGGACGAGGCCGCGAAACATAAACTTTAGCGCTGCTCTAGCCCCCTGCACCTCGGCAAGACCTTCCTTGATAGTCTGAATGTCCTTCGAGTTTGCGCGCATTCCCTCTTTGATTTCGACTAGGGATTCCACTTCGTTGAGCGTGTGCCGATCAAACGATTTCGTCAGACCTTTCACGGCCTCTTCTAAGTGGGCAATTGCCACGCTATCTTCAATGTCAGTCATGCTAGGTTCTTTCCGTTCTTTTTCATTATGCAGCTACCGTTTCATAACCGAGGGTGGTTGATGTGTTGAGGATACTCATGTTATTGATCCTCACGAATATTAAGAACGCCAACATTACAGGCGTTCCTTCCAAGTAATACCAATAGCAACGTCACCAGAACTGCCACCTGTTGTCTTGGCTGCATCGCCAATTGTGTCGATGAGTTCCAGAAGGGTGAAGCCATCCACCTCACTGGATACTTGAATGTTGGATGAGATACTTATGATTAATGTCCTTGTCCGATAGCCTGGATGACTCGCATGGTAACTGTGCCTGACGTAAAAGCAGTAAGTGCAAGCCGCATAGCTGCGGGCGGGTTGGTGTAGTTACCATCTTGATTAGTAGTCTCACCTGTAAGTGTACTATGTGTGATAGCTACAGCATCATCCTCAACAAAGCCTAAAACAAATACATCATTAAAAGTATGCTGCACTGCATAAGTAGCTCCACCCCCTGTGGAGATATCACAGCCTATGCCAACATTGAAGTCGCCTCCGCGATAGTTAAGGACGAGCCACTGAGATTCACATGTGCCTACAACGCCGACTTCAACAGCACCAGTAGAGGCGCCACTTGAGGTGACATCATCAACTCTTGCAAAGTTCTTAGTGCCTAGGGCTGTGTCAGTGTCTAAGCCTGTGATGGCTTCTGTCATTACGTTGCCATAACGATCTAAGCCCGTGACGGTGAAGGTATCGCCAGTGTCGTCTGCAGCAGAATAGATAGCTACATGTTGAGGAGTGGTGAATGAAATGTAACCGTTGACGCCTACTTCGATAGCACCTGCAGTAGCTGCATCAGGAGTTACTGATTTAAGTGACCAGAACTTTGTGGTGCCTGCAGTAATAAGACCAAGGCCGGGGCCAGTAATAGTTTCAGTAACAGTGTTACCAAGTCTGTCTGCACCAACAACTGTAAAGGTGCGTCCAGTGTCATCAGCTGCTGCGTACAATTGAATGTATGCCCCACCGCGTGAGGTAAAGTCTTTGCTTACAACGCCATCAAGCGTCATCTCATCTGCGCCAGTAGGAGTTTGAGTTGTGGCAATACCATTCCGGTCATAGCCGGTAGCGAGTGCGCCATTAATTAATAGGGTGAGTCTTGCCGCTACGAGCGTCTCTGTGGTCGTAATACCATTACGGTCTAGAGCGTCGGGGGTAAGAGCGATAGCCTTAACTTGGGGCATACCTTTATATCCTCTTCTAGGGTTAAACGATAGGGGCGCCTAAGCCCCCACCTATGTTAGCGTTCTTGAGCTACAAGAATGTAGTCAACGTTAGTGGTTTCAACCGAGGCTGAACCATTGATAGCACCGAAGCCAATAGCCATCTCAGCTGCAGGAACCGTGATACCAGTCATCGTGGTGACGTGGACATCGTCAGCATAAAGCTTAATCGTGCCCGCGCCATCCCAATAAGCACCAAGGGTAATGAAGGTAGCATCGGCCATCGTGGCAACGGTGCTGCTGTCGGAGTCCGTGGTGTTGTTATCGTTGTTGAACTCAATGGTGGCTGCGCCATCTTCGCTCTTAAACATCCAGCGCATAGTAGCAGCCAGAGGAGTAGTAGAGGTGGAGTGCAGACCAACAATCCAATCTGATTGGGTAGCATCGCTAATGCTTAAGCGAGTCTTCAACCAGGTCTTTTTGCCAGTAGCCATCAGGAAAGTTTCAGCAAGCTTCTGAGCCCAGATGCCGTCATTCTCGTTAGCAGCAGAGGTGATCAGAGCCATGCCGCCATGAGTATCGGGGGTAGAAATGACAGAGGTGCCAGTGCCAACAGATACAGCGGTGATGGTCCATTCGGTAGCGAATGGTTCATCGATAAAATCGTCGAAGAAGGTGAAGTATTTGGTAGGGTCCATCTGGCCCATGTCTTCGAGGCCGGAATCGCGGGCAGCATTGCTGATGCCGTTAGGGTGATGAGTAGTCATTGAACAGTCCTTTATAAAACCAGAGCATTATTGCTCCATTCAATATGTATAGTATACAGTGCGATGCGGGGGTTTACAACCCTAATCTTCCATTCTCTCCAGCCACAGCGTGTCGAGATGGGACATATTAATTCTATGTTGTTCGATTGGGCTTAATCCTGTGGTAGGATCTACCGTCAGAACCAGCATGCGCATCTCCTGGATGTCGTCGAACCAGTACACCATGGTGCCTAGCGTAGACCAGAAGGCTATTACCGCCGGAATAATTCCAATATAGAGTAGGGCTTTCTGGATGTTATTCATCCGTCGAACCTCTTGTAGTGGGGGAATGGAGACATCATTCAATGCCCAGTAAACGGAGGATATCTTTGTTGGTGAGTTTGTCAAGATCAGAGCCTATTCTGTTGAAATGGCCGCCTTGATTAGGAGGGCGGCGCCGAGGTTGAGTGCCCAGGATACGTTTAATAGGGAGGGTTTGGTTGTAACTGCCGTCATCATTAAAGGCACCTTCAGCTCCAAGGGCTTCGGCTTTGGTGCCATGGCGCATAGCGCGGGCACGATCTGGGAGGAGAAGTTCGTCTAGGTAGTCAAATACTGGGGTGTTATCTTGTTCGCCTCGTTGTGTGCGATCAACCTGGACGTCCATGTTCTCGCGCATACCTTCCATGCTAGACTGTCCTTCAGGTCGTAGGCCGAGGAGATCCATGATTCCGCGGATGCCCTCAACGCTTAGGTCGCGGCCTTTCTCGGCGCCTGCACCTGCTAGAGTTTTCCAAAATTCTAATACTTCGCCGATTCCGGCTACGTCGGTGTCGCGTGTGGGCATGGGGCTGTCCTTGTTTGGGTCTCTATATAGTATAACTGATGGAAAGGCAAAAGAAAAGGGGAACCGTGAGGCTCCCCTTCGCTTTAGGTTGATAGGCGATTAAGCACCATCAGAACCGTATACGCCGCGCGGGTCGGACCAGCCGAAGCTGTATCTTTCACGTGCTTTGTAACGGACGTTACCAGTCTCGAAGTCGCCTTCCATCTTGGTGTCCATGCTGACGCGATCAAACATTTTCATGCTGTCAGGGCAATCAGTACGAAGGAACCAAGCGTCAGCATCGGTGAAACGATGGTTGACGAAGACTCCGCCCGGAACCGAACCGGTGGTGGCAAGGGCATTCAAGTCGTTGTCTGCCGTGCCCACACGCAGTGGGGATTTCAGGACGCGTTCTGCAACGAAGACCAGCTGACGCGGAATGTGCAGCGTCCGTGCCTGTGCGGCAATCGGAATACTACGGTCATCCGTGAAGCCAGCGATGGCAATCAGGGCAGCTTCGAGCGAGGTTTCGGACAGATCGGCAGAGACCGTGGGTTCGTTGGCCCAGGTGTTACCGTCCTGCATGGTGTGTGCAGTGGAGCACAACTCGACGCCATCTCCGCCCGTGTAGGACGAATTGAACGCGCGGTTGTAAACGTTTGCACCCTTAACCTGCTTGGTGTGCGCCATCGAGCGAGCCAGGCTCTTCGACAGACGCTTGGAAAGAGACTCATAGAGGTTGTCTTCCATGGACTCTTCCGTGATTGCAAATGCCAGTGCGACGGTTTCGTGGTTGTAACGAGACACCCACCCTTCGCCTGTTTCTGCATAACTTACGCCTTGACCTTCAGGTTTAACGACAGCTGCGCCGAATCCTGGGAACAAGACTTCTTCCTCAAAAGCTCGGTCAGAACTTTCTATGTCGAAGAGAGCTTCATGTTCGTTTTCATAACGAGCATACTCTTCACCAAAGATCGCGTGGAGACCGGGTTCTAGCTCTTTAAGGATCTGTGACCTGTTAAGTGCCATTTCAATTTACTCCTTAAATGCCAGCGGTTGGGGCGGAATAGAAGTGCTCATTAAGCAAAACATACACATCCGAAGGTGTGCCTGTCGCGCCGAAAGAACCATCTTCCTCAGCCGAACCGAGAACTTTTGTACCAATGTCAGACCCGACACCCGAAGTAGACGAATCTACCGAGTAAGCGGACTGGCCGGTGGTGGTGCTACCAGTACCAGCGATGAGGTCGCAGTTGGTGCCTTTGTCAGCAGCAACTAGGGCCGTGGTGTCCTGATCGGATTCAACGATAAAGACGGTCTTGGGATCATCATAGACATAAGCCTTGATGTTGGTAGCGACTTGGTCGTCAGGCCAGTACTTGGAGAACTTGATATCACCATTAGCGGCGGTGAATTCAACACCTGCGAAAATGCCAAGGATAGGCGCACCAACGGTAGCGAGGATAATCGTACCATCTGTGGTCATCTTGACAGGATCACCAGTGAAGATGTTCTCTGAGTAGCCTGAAGCAACGGCATAATCGTTCACGCAATTGGGTGTCGCAGCAGCGGCACCATAGACGCGAACAGGTTTAAAACCATAAGCCATATTGTAACTCCTTAAGCTGGAGATTTTTTGAACGCTAATCGCTTATGGTCGAACCATGGAAGCGTTAGTCTTCAAACTCATTTGCGGCATTCGGGTTCCCTCGTGTTACCGAGGACTTCGAGCCTTTACGGTCAATAGGCATGTCAGGATTGTTAGAGCGATCTAGTTCCATATCCACTGCCTGCTGTAGCCTGTCAGCTTGATTGTCATAAAACTCAGTGCGAGCCTCATAAATCTCAATAGGCACTTTGGCAAGGATAAGATCACCGGAGCGAACAACACCTGCGTGCTTACCATCCTGCATGACATCTGTTTCAAAACCATCAAGTTCGTCTGGATGTACCAGCTCGTAACCTTGACGAGTCCTTTCAAAGACGTTGCGGGAATGATCTTCACCTACCAATTCATGACGTAACCACCGATACTTATAGCCTTCCGGGGCTTCAGGTACGTCCAGCATTGCTGGGGGAGACCATGTAACTTTGCGAGTTTCCGAATCACGCGTCTTACGGATTGTATCATTTACCGACATATCTATCTCCGTCGTTTAAGTTCGAGCTTGAAGTTGCTTCGCTTTACCACGCGCATAAGCCTCTGGTGTTACCCCTAGGCGCTTAGCTGTGGCAATCTCAGACTTGCTGAGCCTGATCACTTTCTTGCCGTTGCTATTGGTGGAGCGCGTTCCACCTCCAGATACTGGGGATCTCTTTCCTTCCTTCGAGGTTTTAAACTCGTCAGGGAATTCAACCGCCAGGCGCTGGCTTAGTTCGGCATAGTATTCTTCCGGGTCATCGTTTGGATTAATACCTTCTGCCATAATATCTGCATGAATATCCAGGGCTTCCTGGGTCATGAACTTCTCTTTACCGGTGTCACCACCGAACCATAAATTCTTTTTCTGCCATTCCTTAGCACGCTTGTTAGGGCGCACGGCGGGTTGGGCTGGTTGCCTCTGAGGACGTTCTTCGCCTTCCTCTTCAGCAGCTGCTGGTTCGTTTAGTTCAGCCTGTTGTACTGCTCTCTGTACCAATAGCTTCTCGGCTTTCACTGTAGCAAGGATGTTATTTGCTGCAGCTTCTTGGTCGAGGTCGCCACTCTCGCGGGCCAGTTTCCACGTCTGCGTTGCCTGTTCTTCCTGAGCATCCAGTTTACTGGCGTGCTGCTTAAGAGAGCTGACTTGGCTACGTTTGTTGCGGACATCAAACTCACGATTGGAATGTTCGAGCTTCTCCAGGCGTGCCTCTAACGCTGCGTTCTTTTCCTCAACTTCCTTACGTTGACGGACCAGACGCTGTATACGTTTCTGGGCGCGGTTACCTAGCTTGGTTCGATCTTCATCTGAGAGTTCTTGCTCGTCTACGGCCTGCGTAGATGCGCCTTCGCTTTCGGCGGGAGCGTCGTCTTCCTTGTCCTTTTCTTTCGCGTCGGGCTCTTCGGCCTCTTGCGTTTCGTCGGGGGCTTTGTCACTTGCTTCTTCATCTGTGTCCGAATCAAGCTCAACTACAAAATCCTCTTCTAATGTGTCGTTGTCGTCATCAATAAACATATCAATTCTCCATAGGGGCGAGCTACGTTACTTCGCCTAGATCTATTATTACCACACCGTGATGTGGTTTGCAACCCCTAAAAGGCTGTAATCATTGTGGGGTCGTCCACAATAGCGAGCACTTCGTCATCATTGATGAGGCGATACTCTTCTCCGTTGTGCTTAAACTTGGCGCCACCGAACTTAGAGATGACCACCCACTGGCCTTCTTCGACCCAAGCACTGGTGAATTTCTTAGGATCTCTGTAGGCTTCGCTGCCTACAGCAATCACCTGGCCGACCACGTTGGATAGCTTGGCAATGTCCTGAAGATCGTCAGGGATGTAAACACCACCCTTAGACTTCTCGGATACTTCATTGGGCTTGATTAAGATGCGCCAGCCCGCAGGGCGTAATGGTATTGTCTTAACTTTCGTCATCATCTTCTCCTGTAATGGCTCTGTTCAAGAGCTTCCATTCTTCTATTACTCTCTGTTTTGTAGCTTCGAGAGCTTCATTCATGCCTACCATATAGCGGTAGGTTTCCATATCCGCACAGGCACCCGCAGCCATCTGGGCTGCATTAGCTGCAAGGGTTTCGTCAATCGCCTTGACTAGGCGATCTCTTAGGTTTGATGCTTGTTGCATTTTAGTCTCCTTGGTTGTTCCAGCTGTCCGCTTGAATCTGGGCTGTCTTTATAGTCGCAGCTCTGTCGAGGTCTTCATTGGTATCATCGATAACAACCTCAATCTCTTTAAGGTTCTGTTTCGCAGTCTCGTGTTTGTCTTTGTTGTCCACTTCTTTTTCGCGGATACGGTTGGTTTCCTGGGCCACTTCAATCATAGGATCAACCTTCTGTTCGCCGCTGAGGGCTTCAGCTTTGGCTTGGTCAAGACCCATGATACTGTCGCTGGCGTTGGCTGCCGCTATGGCAATCTCCGCTTCGATCTCTGGAGGCATCGGCTGGCCTTCAGGTTGTTCACCCATCATAGCCTGTGCGGCCTGTGGATTGGCTTGGCTGATCATCTGCATCATCTCAGTCTGATATTTCTGAGCAAGATGTTCGTTGATGTGGGCCATTAGGATCTGACGCATCTGCTGGTTTTCAGCGTATGCTGGGTTGTCTAGCGGCATAGCATGTACTGCAATGTGGGCATCGTGGTGATGCGTAGGCGCAGAAGCCAGAGGTTTACCAATCATTGCCGCGGCGTTTTCTGCTACAGGGTCGCCCGTAAAGGGCTTCTGTTGCTGGGCCATATAGCGTTCAGGCTCCTCGACACCCATGGCACGGTAGAGATCTAGACGGATTCCGTTCATGTTATGAGCAGCAGGGTCTTGCCCTGCGATACCCATAATGGCGTTGAGCTTAGCTACACGGTGAGCTTCCGTGGGCATGTTGGGGTCAGATACCGGAATGACATCGATGCTATTGAGGTCGAAGTCTTCCTTAAATACCTGTTGAGCGCCGCCCGCTACCTGATATGGGTAGGTAGCTGGAAGGTTTTCAAAGTTTAGTTCTGCAAGCAGTCTCAGATCTTTGGCCTGGGATGTGTGCAAACGGGTGTGAATAGCAGTGAAAAGTTTGGCTGACTGTTCTAGTAATGCGAGCGTAGTGCCCACTGGTCCATAGTTTGTTGAATCGGCTATAACTTGTTCAGTAGTATCCACGAACTCTTTAGCCGTTGAAATCATAAATTCCAACAGTTTCAAGAGAGTTGGGGAAGGTTCCTTGTACGGTAGAGGTAGCAAGGACTTAGCAATGTCACCCGCGGGTGCATTCATTTCGCGCCATTCGCCCGGCTCCATAGGAGCATCCGGTGCTAAGAGACGCAAGCCCGCGGCTTTGAAACCACCGGGCATGTTAGCAAAGGTGCCTGCATCTACGAGCTGACGCAGGGTGGAGGTGGCAGTTTTAGAGAGACCACCGATAAGATGGACATAGCCGTAGCCATAGAAGCCAAGGCCTGGGATGAGACAGTAGTGGGTAAACCACACACGCTTGGTGAAGCGGCCATCCTTGTTCTCTTCTTTCCAGTTACGACGGATAGCTACAACCTTGTTCTCATCTTCATTGATGGTGACAATATAGGGAAGCTGCAGCCCTTCTTCGTTCTCATAACCTTCGAGGTTGACATTGACGTGCATTTCCAGGAAGTTGTGAGGATCAGCAGAGCTGGCACTGGGTTGATCACGCCCATGTGACTCGTCGTTAGCCTGTACATCTTCGGTGATTTCTTTCTGTTCAGGGTCTTTATAGTCTAAAGGACGATAGAAACCTTCGATCTCATGGCGACGCACCTCGTTGTTGGTGAGGGAAAACTTGTGTGTATAGCGCTCACAGGTGTCGAGATCAGTAGCATAGTAGTCAATGATGAAGTCATTAGCCCGCACAAAGCGGCTGGTTGATCTGCCGAGGGCAGGGTCATAGAAGGTCTTCTTAAAGCCTGAGCCATATAGGGCAGTGTAAAACAATAGGCGATCCAACTGTGGGCCATACTCTGGCATCTGGATGGTCGTCTGATAGTTCATAAAATCGCGGACCCGCTTGGCTTGATCTTCACGCTCTGGAGTTTGCGCACCCATGATCCGGGTACGAGCAGGCCCGCCTGTAGGAAATAGCTCCCGGTATGCCTTTGCCTGGAACTTCACTACAGATTGGGCTAAGAGAGGATGGTGTGCCCCGCAGGCTCCTGCGAAGGGTTGGTCCATTTCCTCAATCTTAAGGCCTAGTAGTTCAACGCCAGATTTACTGATTTGTTCCCATTCTGAGCGCGACTCTACATCATTCTCATACTGTTCCATAAGCTCGGAGGCCAATGCTTCAAGGATGGCTTCACCACCCTCTTCCATAGCTATGGCCTCAGCGAGGTTATCCTCAAATGCTTCTTCAATGACTTCGATCTCTTCCTCGAAGTCAGGGTCATCTTCATCAAGTTCTATCTCAATCTCTTCTTCCATAGCTTCCATCTCTGGTACTAAGGATTCCTCAGAGAGTAGGGCAGGGGCTTGCGGTTGCGAGTCCACTGCGTTATTGATGAATGATCTGGGTTGTCTAGCCATTAGTAAAATCTCCTGCGCGGTCTATTCATTGTATCATCTTCAGAACGGTTATGCCAGTAGGTGTCATCTTGATATACAAATGATCCATTTCTTAGCCATATGGCCGCCTGTGTCATGGTATCTACATAATCGTCGTGAGCCCCGGTAGGGAATGCCGAGCATTCATCGATGACATCCTTTGCCCATGTGCGGTCTACCGGAGCCCAAATGCGCCCGTTATGGAAAAGCGATGAGATCGCATGGGCGCGTGCTTCCTTATCTCGGTCGGGGTTGTAAGGTTGAACGGGCATTACCATGCCCAGATCTTGGATCAGCGATTGCCCGCTGGCCTTCTTTTCAATGAGTACAGTACTAGGGTTGTGCTTATTATAACGCTCAATAGCTTTCTGGCGTAGGGTGGGATAGTCCCACCGCCCACGCTCGGCTCCGAGTAGGATCATATTGTAGATCTGCTGCGGCTCAACGTTAAGCATGTATCTCTTCTTGACGTCCTCGCGTTCCTCCTCAGTTACGAAGATGCCCCACACAGTGATGGCGCTGTAATCTGCAGTAGTGCGAATAGAGAACGCCGTATCCATGGACATCACCACATAGTCACACTGGGGTGGCGTCTTGTTCTCAGGCCATACTTGCCAATCGTCTCTCTTGATAATGCCACCCTTGGGGTCGCTGGGCGCCTGCATATAGAGTGAGTTCCACTGGTAGACAGGCATGTTGTTCTTGGTACGGAGCAGCTCTTCTGTTGACCAGTAGTATTCACTGTCCCTGTAGGGAGCAGGCCAGAAAGATTCTCCTAACTTAGGATCAGGATAATCAGCATCCAGGATGCCCGTATCACGCATACGCTGCGTGGCTTCCAGTAGGCGCGGCAATGACTCAGCAGTGTTGAGGGCAGGGATGTTGACCACCACCCATTTGTCTGCGAAGGGATTGGATTCTTCCTGTTGGATGAGCCAGCCGCTGAGGTCGTCTTCTGTCCACCGTGTCTGGATAAGGGCAATGCGTCCACCCGGCATAAGCCTGGTACGAAAGCCACCAGGATACCATTCATTGATCTTTGTGCGTGAGGCTTTGGAGAAGGCGTCCTGCTCAGAGATCGGATCGTCGATCATTGCGGAGTGCGCCCCTCGCCCGGCGATACCCGTTCCTGAACCAGCTGCTGTAAACTTGCCCCCTCTTGTGGTTCCCCACTGATCGCTTGCTCGGTTGTCTTTTCTGATCTTCGTGTTTGGAAATACGATCTTGTATTCCTCTGTGAGCATCACGTCCCTTACGGCTTTGCCGAAGGAGGTGGCGAGCTCGCTGCTGTGCGACACTGTCAATAATTGCCATGCAGGATGCTTCCCAATTGCCCACGCTGGATAGTATGTGGAAGAGATGAGAGACTTGGATGAGCGGGGTGCTACCCAAATCATGAGACGCTCAACGTCACCGCGTTCCAGGCGCATGAGTTCGTCACAGATGATTCGGTGATGGGGACCGGGAGAGAACTCCGGGTCCATAAGGAGGATGAATGCTAAAAGATCTTCCCGCGCTGCAGCTATGGCAAGGCGGGTAGCGGCATCTCTTTCTTCATCAGTATATTCAGTCATCAGTAGGGAGGTACTTTCGCCCACCCCATACGATTATGCGTAAACGCCAATCTTTTGGAGCGTTTTCAATTTTGATATTAGATACTTCGTAAGCTTCGTTTGGTGTCAGACTACTCTTCTTCGACATTCTTTCCTCCTGCTACGACTTTGAACGATCCGAGTCGGCCTATACGATCTAGGCGCTCGGTATCTCTTTTGAGATCTTCATCGCTCTGTCCAGCAGCAAAAGGATTTTCAATAGTGATATTAGATTTCTCGGTAAACATAGCCAAGTTCTTGCCCATCAATTCGAGGGCGCGTAATGCGGGACCATAGTCGTCATCTTTTTCCGCGCGCTTGGCTATGCGATTAAGTCTATAGAGGACTTCGTCTTGGTCGATACGGGTGCGCTTTCCGCGTTCTTTCTGGAGGAAGTCGAGGTAGCGCGTGACATGCGGGCGATCTTTGACTTCGCGCGCCTTCTTGCTCGCTGTGTTTTGTGTGTAGCCTGCTGCCAAGAGAGCCCGCTTAGCATTGAAATCTTTGAGGTACTCATTGCAGAAGTTGAACTCCTTGACAGTGAGACCGAATTCCTTACAAGTCTCTTCCATTGTTGGGTTTTTGTCCATGGGGTAAGTATAGCCGATTTGAATTGCGATTGTCAAGTGTGGTAGTATAAAGCGTGGGCTTCTCGCTCACACGTCTCCTAAACTAACCCCCGGCCTAGCTAAGGTCGGGGGCTTTTTAATTGCGGGCCAGTGCGTTACGCTGACTTCCCCTAATGTGTACTTGGGGGATCGAAGGGAGAAACGTAAGGTCACACACCCTTGCTTCTATTGCCGCTGTCGTACGACTTCTTACAGCCGCCGCAATGTTTATATTTCCAGTAAAGCTGCTTTGGCTTTTTCCATTAACCAAAGAACTTCACCGCCATCAGCAATACTGCTAGAAAAATAAAGGTCTCCATCCTTACCCCAACCTAGCACAATAACACCACCGCTATCTACTAAATCTTTTGCAGCATCCAATACTCTTGAGACAGGCAAATCTAATTTTGTTATATTGCCTAGTAGAATTACATTATCGGTCATACGAAGACGATGGCGGAAGCGTAGGAGAAGCCCCAACCGATTTCACCTTTCTCTGTATCATCCGTTAAGAAGTAGGCTACTGGTTTCATGACTCCCATCAAGGCATAAGACCAATCAATGCCGGGAAGACAGGCGACAGGTACTGTAACGAGAAGGCCGGTTAATGCGAGGCCTGTGAAGTCGCGCCAAAAATTGTGGTCACCTACATAGTCAGGACCGAAGACCCAGTCGAGTAATTTATCGAAGACTTCGTTGTCTGGTTGATCACCATCTCCGAGATCCATGTAAGAACCGTGTCCGGCGATAATTCCGTAGTACGCGATAGGAGCGGCTAGGAGAGCCCATAGACCCGCCCCGGCTAGGTATGCACCCGGAACTAGCACAGAAGCGCTCAGGCAGCGTCTGAGCAGCCTAGATCGCAATATAGAGGGGACCGAGTTCTCGTTCATACCGCGCATGCGGTATATGGTGGCGCCAAGCAGTCCGAGGGCAGCAGCCTGCAGCACTAAGATGAATTCATTCATTTCTTCTGCCTCAGCATCCGACGCCAATCATCATCCATATCAATATTCAGCTTATCTACTTTTTCTTTAAGCCAATCTGTCTGCTCGGCCAGCTTATCCTGCCAGCCAAACGACCACATCCAGGGTGCATAGTTGTCTTCACCTGTGGCATATGGGTTATCGCGCATACGCTCACCGTTTTCGCGGGCGCGTTCTCCTTCTTCATAGTAGAATTGTTTTGTGTGTAGTTGTTCGGTCATTTTGTTATTTCCCTTGGGATGCAGCTTGCTTTTCCGTATGGTTGTAGTTTGATGGCGTCTTTGGTAGTATCGCAGGCTGCCTTAGTATCAAAGATGTCCACAATGACGACGGTGTGTGGTGGACTCATCGGCCAAAAAATAATGGTTAGTAAGTAGAGAGTAGTAAGCGGCATGGTAACTCCGTTAGAGTGGGGGATTGGAGACTGTCTGCATTACGCGCCTAGGTGTCGTCCCCAACGCGCGCAGGTTTAGGTTTGGGGGCCGGGGCCGCTTTCTTTTGGGGAGCGAGCTTGATGGCGAGGTCCGTCTTCCAGGATTCAAGGGCGGCCTTGTCGCTGGCGGCGACATCCTCTAGGGTGGTCATCGCGGATTTTAGGGAGCGCACCTCCAGGGTGAGAGCCTCGATGTAGCCGAGGAGCCACGACTGCGGCGCGGTGCCGCCCGACTCCTGGTTGTTGTAGGGATTGGCGCGCGGGGTCTTGGTGTCAAAGGCGTCGCGGCCTTCATTGAATAGATCGTCGTTAATCATGTGTCGTCTCCTGTTTGGGTTGCTTGTTCTAGGGCGGCGCGCCCTGCGTCGGTTAGCTCGAATTGGGGGTCCACGGGTACGTGTGGATGGAGTTCGTTGTGAGCCTGTCGGATTAGGCGGATGATGCCCAGGGATTGCTCGGTGGTGAAGGGTGTGATGTCGTCGCCGCATTCCGGGCAGATGCTGATGGGCAGGTCGTCGCACCAGAAGGCGCCGCATTTTTGACAGGTGTGTGGGAGGAGGCTCATAGGGTTTCCTTTTCAGTGTCGCCGCACGCCTTGCGGTAGGCCGCCTTGCGTTCTAGGCCGCGGACCCGATAGATCAGCTGGGAGATTACTTCTTGCCCGGCATGGAGAACCATGATCCACGCGCCCACAGCAACGG